TCATTAAAGTACATCTTGGCAAGTCGTCTTGCAGTACCTTTACTGTTGGGATCGTTTTCACGATCAATAAGCAAACTATCTAGCACTTGTTCAAATGCAGGAGTTGCTTCGTCGATTAGTTTTTCTATGTCGCCTTCGTGCAGGTAATCACTAATGTTGTCACCTGCCCAGAAACGTTTGCCCTCACGTTTCATTTTAAAGCGGATGTGATCGCCTAGGTATGCTTCTTGATATCCGCCATCGCCTGCCATTGCGTCTAGGCCTGTTTCTTTTTTATCTGTCAATTGAGTTTCTCCGAGTTAATGTCGTGGATGACATATATTATATTATTTTAACATCTCTAATAGTTTATTGCAACTAAAAAAGTTTTCTTTTAGTATATCTACCTGTTTATTTAGGCTAGGTATACGAGTTCTGTAATTTTCCATATGCTCTATAATTGTTTTACAGATGTCTGGACGATGTACAGTGTAAGCGTCAAACGATTCAGTCCATTTGCTAGGATACTTAAATGTGTCCATCGCCATTTCGCTGTAGCTTAGTCTATCGGGAACCATTGGGATAGCATCTACTATAGCACCTTCATACCAACTGATGCCTAGTGTTTCTTGTAAGTTAGCACTAAACACCATTTTAGCTTCACCTAGTAAATTATGGTATTCATTTTTTGTTAGTTGTTGATCTTGACAAACAACAAACTCATATTGAGGCAAATGATGTTTTAGGTCACGAAAGATTTCGACCTGCTTCTCAGGAGCAATACGATGCGGGAACAAGATAAGATCACGCTTGGGCATATTCTTGTACATGAGTAGAGTATCAGTCATATACTCCATGGGCCATCCTGTGCGAACAACCTTGTCGGTGAATAAAGTATCATCAAATACAGTCTTGTACATACTTACTTTACGATCCGGATCAGGTTGAATCAAATTCTCGTAAAACATATGAATGTGAAAGTCTGTGGCAAAGTAGTTGTGATCAAAAGCGTGGTAGAAACTCTTCTCTGCATGACGTACCCAGGGTTTATCTCCAACAAGACGTCCTAAGAAGTCCTGTGGATCATAACTGCCAGCATGCCATAAGCCATGTGTAGTTACGGGAATACCCAACAACTCACTCATGTACTTTAAGTTTATGATACCAGGATGCCAAGCATCAGTAAAGATAAAGTGATCGCCGGGATGAACGGCTCCGTTACAAAATAACCGGCCCATCTGCTCAACTTGACTAGACTTGTATATATTGGTGCCACCAAAATTAAGAAAAGCACCAGGAGTAGTGGCTGAAGGAATATCTTCAGGCCCAGATATAATTTGAACATTGTGTCCTGCCTTTTTAAGTAACGCAGGCACATGAGTTTTCCACTGACCTGTGTAACGTGTCTCAACTGCTTCTAGATCAATAAGAAAAACTCGTGCCATTTTTTAACCTCTCTTTTGAAAGTTTGGTCTGTTGCCTTGATATGGACGTCTTGGCCGCTTACTGGCAAGATACGATCCATAGTTTTGAGAATCTCTACGATAGAGATCTGCAGGGTTGAAATCGCAGAGTTGAAATCTGCACCAATCGTGGTAGGCCTCAAGGTCTTCCCACACTTTCACAACGTCAGGACGATTTTCAAAGTACCTGTAGTCCTTGTAGTTTTTCATCGATGTTCCTTTTAGTATTTGATGAATGAACCATTTTCTCCGTCTTCGGAGACCTCAATCCAAATCTCGCGACCTGGATACTTATTGGAGATAGCGTCAAACAAATCGCCTGACATCATCTCGCAACTCTTGTAGTCTAGTTGGAGTGTACCTTCTGCGTACAGTTTTTCCAACCAGCGTTTAAACTGAATGAACTCGATATCGCGGTCATCGTGCGTAACACCAATCCAAACTTTAAAGTGGAAGATGTGACGATGTGGATATCCTAGAAAACTTACATCATACTCATCACCTGTAGCAAGGTTGGCATCTGTAAGTGCGGCCGGATATTTGTGAATACCTTCTTTGCGGAAGGTAACCCAAATCATTTTGTTAGGTCTTTGGTCTTGTCTAATAATCATTTTACGTTCTTTGCAGTTATTGGGCCTTTGCCTTGAAGTCCAAAGTTTTCTTTAATTGCAGTTCCGCAGAGTGTGCGTTGATATGATGCACCTTCTGCAGGACCTTCTGTGGTAAATCTAAGTTCAAAACATATTTTAGCACATTCTTCTATAAGAAGTCTAGCAAATAGTTCTTGATTGACGACAGGAACACCCATAATATCTTCTGTTGACTTATTTAGAATTTCTTGAATTTGTGTGTTCATCTTAGACTCTCCATGGTGATAATTTTGGATAATTCTTCACCAAGGTCTTTGTCGTCGGTGACTATATGCAGGCTGTGACGGTGGTCGTCTCTTTGACGATCATATTTGGTAGTTTCGATAATAGTTCCGCCACCGGCACTGTAGACATTTAATCTAAATGACTGTGTTTGAATATTCGGGCCTTCTTCGTCAACGCTGATAGAATTACCGTACTCAGCATCGTCGTTGTCGTTCATTAGCCAGTTGCGAATTCTTTGTTTAAATGTTAGTTTCATAGGTCTTTCTTCTACGTATTGTCTTGCACGTTTAACTGTATTAGCACCAGTAATCCTTGGAATCCTTCTTGGAACCTTTGCAGTTGATGCTACGGCGTATCCACCACTCATTTGATAATCTCATCTTTGCCATATTGATCCCAATTAGTGAAGCGATCTCTTCCTAATAGGTCCTGCAGGTTATGGCACCACACCCCAGGATTGCTTGCGTTAAAATCTTTGTCATCTATCTTTAATGTAGCATTATAGCCCAGTTGATTTAGATAAGGTAATTTTACACTGATCTGCGGAATAAATCTACGCTTTTCTGTAAGACCGCTTTCAAGCAGTCCTTCTGTTTCTTTAACATCAAAGTCTAAGGTACACCAAAATCCATCTTCAGCATCGAGACATACATAAATCATATTCTCCCAAGGACGCCACGTTGCTGAATCATTGACGCCTAGCGTTTTGAAACTTTGATTAGCTCCGAAGTAGATATGTTCGCATTTATGATTTCTCGCCAGTTCCATGATTACATACGGATCATGTTCCCCGACAACAAACAGCGTTTTCATTCCGTATGCAGGTGTATGTTCGATTTCTATCCCAGTGAAGAAAGTGATAGCATCAGTAACACCTGACTCGTAATTTCTTTTCATCGTTTAAACCAGTTTTTGATTGAGTTAATTAAGTTGAGATATCGAAAATGATAATCATTTAAGAATGGAATTCGATGCGGGCAACGACCTTGTTGCCAATCGCAGTTGGTTGAAACCTCTTGACCGCATGTATTACATTTCATAGTTCTAGTCCGTTTCTTTTTGCTTCTTGTTCTGCCTGTGCTTCTTGCATCACTGCTTCGTGCTTGTGTTTAAGTATAACAATATCGTCCTTTAAACGCAACCTCTGTTTCTTCAATTCTTCTATTTTTAGATCATCATAGATGCCAGTTTTTTCCATACTGTCTATCTGTTTGTCCAAAGCACGATGCGCTTCTTCTAGATGCTTTATTCTATTTTGATACATGTCAACTCCTTATTCGGCTACAAGACTATTTAGGTCATCGTCATCTGGATTTGCAAAATCAATTTCTCCAGCTTTTTTACCATCATCAAACTCAAACAAACTACCAAAAGTATTTGCAGCAGGCCCTCCTTGTAGTCGAGCACCTTCTAACGATTTCAAGAATAGTCCAGCAGTCTCAATCATGTCAAATGCTTCTGCTTTAGTTCTAGTATTGAATAGTTCTTCAACGAATGTGCCAAAGTAAAGAATTTTGTTTGGAACCCAATCACTGAATTCAATTTCTTTTTTGCCTTCAATACTTTTCATTCTCCAGTCTGGTTTAAATCTTGCACATTCAATGTCCATTAACTGTTGAGCACGTTGTACTGCCTTGATATGACATTCAACATTATGCCCCATCATTAATGCATAGCTGAAACTATCCCAACTGGTCTTGTTCGGAATCTTGCCTAACTTGTTTAGTTTGGGCACAGTATGATAGTGTTCTGGATTTAGATGATCAAATTTCTTACCCGCTAATTCTTGATCAGTCTTACGAACACCGTAATCGTAATAGGCAATATCACCCATAGTCAATCGACTTGCAAACTCACTTTCAAAAGGAAACGGAATGTCGTGACGCCCAGCAAGTGCTTTATTATCCGGAGCCTTATCCATGATCACTGACCAACGCTTGTTGGTATGCTGTGCATTTGTATAGACAAGTCCGTGAGCAGTGGCAATGAACGGACTTGCACAGTCAAAACTGATAGTAAGTTCTGGATTGATATGTTTACGTATTTGTCTTTGAATCTGTGTTAGATAGCATGACCAGTCTAGCTGTGCAGTACCCAAGAAGTGAATCCAGTTCTTGCCGTCTAGCATACCTTCGTCACGCATAGTCATTAGACGTTTGAGGGTGATATCCATCTTGCACATATTAGCACCACCAAATGCCCAACCTTCAGCTTCACGTCCGGCATACTTGCCTTTGGGGTCGCTAAACTCTTTAACGCCAGCATACCATTTCTCAGCAGTATCCCAGTCTCCGCCTTGCAGAACATTAAGCCATTTGGTTTGACCTAACCGATTCATTAAGAAGTAATCGTTATTGTAGCGAGTCTTTTCTAGACAGTCTTCGAATGTTTTCAATCCAGTCTTTGGTGAATGAATATGATCACATGCCCATGTTGGAACGTCTAACATCATTGACCAGTCAGCAGTAAGTTCAAGCCACTCAAGAATCTTTTGACGAGTCTTAGTAGCTTCTGGCCCTTCAAAGTTCAACCAATCAAACTTAAGAACACCTTTACCAATCTGATATCCACCTGAATCACCTAAAATCATTGTATTAGGTCGATCACGGTCTTGTATCATTGATTCTTGAGTCATTGACTTTTCAAGATCTAACTGTGCGTGACCTGCTGAATACAGAGCATACTTGTAGGTAAAGTATCCTTGATCAGCATTTAAGAAGTTCATGCCTTCAATGCCACGATCAAATCCCGCAGGAATTCGATCTTTAGAAACAAATTCTTCTAGTCGTTGTTTTGCAACATAAGTTGAATAGAAAGAACTGATAGCTGGCAAATACACAGCATAGTCTTTCTGTAAAGGTGTTAGGTCAATTGGTTGTTTCATATTCTCTCGATAAAATTGCTGTAAGTTCTAATCTTGTTTTTGCCTGTTCTAGTTGTTCTAATGCGATACGAACTGCTTCATTAGATGAAGCAAGTTTGTACCAATCATTTTCTTCTTGGCGTTTTTTACGAGCCCATTGTATAATGTCTAGCACATCTTGATCTAGGCCTACTGTGGCATAGCTGGTAGATAGCATTTGCCAATTTGATCCGTTAAACACTTCTAGTTCGGTGTTGTGGATACGCATCATCCCAGTCATTGGGTTGCTTGAGTTTGGACCGACATATGGTAGGGCGGTATTTCCGCCACCAACCGTAATGCCTGTTACGCCTTGTAAACCTTTGATCATATTTAGGCAGCTTGTGCTGGGATGATATATTTGTAAGTAGCAAGTCCGCTATCTAGAGTGATCTGAATAGCACCTTCATTGCTCAACGACATCTTTGTGGTGTTGGTATCTGCAATCTTAAGAATGCTCAAGATTGGCAACACAGGCCAAGTCCAACCACGATCAAGTTTACCTGCAACGTTCTGTGCAAATACAAACTCGCCGCCGTGTGTTGATGCATCACCGAACGTAAATTTAAGATTGCCGCCTTCTGTCTTGGCAAGGAATGTAGGATGCTCAGAGTTAGCACCTGCTTGGAAGTTAAAGCGAAGCACAGAGGTCACTGACGGCTCAATTTCAACATCCCACTTAACGCCACGAAACTTCACAGTCTTCATCTTTTCATTGATGATTTCTTGATTCATAAAGCGATAGTCGTTTTTAAAGTCGCCGTCTTTGTTTTCAAAGTGTAGACCCACTGGCAAAGTTTCACCATTGCGTTCTGCTGTGGTAATACTGATCTTTGCCCCTTCTTTGTACTCTGCACCTTCCAAGAGATATTTCAACTTGTTGAGTTGCGGCATACCAAACACACCGATCATATCTGGGTATGGATTAGCAGTTTCTGCCTCCATGATAACTGAACGGTCATCGGCCATTGAGTTAACAGTTGTGCCTTTATCTGTGCCTGTTACCTTGACTGTGGTCAAGAAGCCTAGATTCTGCGTATGGCTAACGATGTCTTGTAAAATATCTTTCATTGAGAATTCTCCTGTATATTAAGATTATATTTAGATCTTGAGTAAAAAGCAACCTAGAAATTACTCAAAATCAAACAATTTGTTAAATGTATTATCCGACCTTGTTGAACTGATGTCCCATTCCAATACACCAATAAGGTTTCCTAACTTTTCATCGATCACTGTGGTTTCCATTTCAGCATCGTTGAAAGGCAGATCTTTGAACCACTGCGGTAATCTCAGTTCGTCCACAGGATAGGCCACAGAAGTATACCCCATAGGATTGTCTTTGATCTTGCACACAATCACTTTCATGCCATCTACTACCTGCATTGAGTACTTGTCGTCCATCATTCGCTTCAACGTGTTCCAATTTAATGAAGCTCTGACATGTCCGGGCATGTTAGTCTTGCCTGCCTTCTTTTCTTTGGCAGCGTATTCTGTAATATTGTTAGCACGTTTGGGACTACCTTTCTCCCAACCCGGTCGAGTTTTAAACTCTGTGCGGAAATCAGTGATATACTGCAGGATCTCTTCTTTGGTCACGCCAGTTAGTGTCTTAGTCAACACTTCACTTAAGAAGTCTTGTATAACAACCGGGGTATCTGAACGCTTGAGATCAAGCCCCATCGCTTTAATTTTTCCTGGTTTGCCTTCTGTGTCTGCTCGTTTGCCTTCTTTGTCGTAGTAGAGCACTGCATATCGTTTTTTGGTAATGAACAGTCCCTTGCTTGCAACAATTTCGCGACCTGCTTTGATGACCTCGGCTCTAGCTCGGGGGACGTGGAATGCATCTTGCATGAATTTGACAAATGTGCCATTGACTGTATCTCCTATGGTATCATAAAGTTCAACAACTGATTCTCTGTTCCAAGGAATCAGGCCTTTCTCAATGTCTTTTTTCAGTGTAGCATACGCTGAAAAATAACAAGAGTCTGTGTCACCGTATATGACCGCTTTGCCTACGTGGTCATACTCTCCGGTGATAATTTCGTTAACTTTTGATGCCATGTGTTTGGCAATTTGTCGACCAGTTAGTGTAGTTGACTGACCAATTCTGTTATCAAAGAATCTACAGCCCGGATTTAAAATCGCACCATATAGACTGTTTAACAGAATCTTCTTGACCAACTGTCGCTTGTCCCAGTATTCTTCTTCAATCTTGTTGCCAGCTTGGATACATTCTCTCAGCTTGGCCTGCATTTCCTTACGTTCTTTGTACCAACGAGCCAGCAGTCCTGAAATCACTCCCTCTGTTTCATATGTGAAGATAGTGCCATTAGCTGAGATCATCCAAGGTTGGTTGCTGTCAAATATAAGATCATAGGCCTGTGCCGCACTTAAAGTGTCAGAACCGCCGCCTTCCCAGTCGATGTTGATTTCTCTACCTACTTCTTTGTTCATAACTGCGGAATACTCGAGACTACCAAATATACCTTCCCAAGCTGACGCAAAAGATTTGCCTTTGGACATTTCTGCTGCAATAAAATCCTTGGTTCCATCTTGTCGCAACTGCCCTACAATGGTTTCCGGACCCATGTTCAACGCACGAATCGCTGAAGGATACAGTGAGTTAATATCCAGCGAACCGATCCACTCATGAATGCCTTTCTTAGGATATGCAACGTAAGCACCAGCAGCCTGTGTGTCTCCGTGCTCTTCCATCTTTTTACGATTAGGAACTATCATACCTCTGCGGTGAGCTTCGTTGATAATAGCTTGTTCAGTCACAGCCACTGCACCCATAGTGGTTGCTAACAACACTGTGTTTTCGTGTGCAATTGTATTAGCCAAATCGATGAATTTCAGTTTCTTATCTAGATCATCCAACAGTTTACAGTCATTGATGTTGTATTCAATGAATGTTTTAAAATCGTTGTTGTACAATTGATCTAGTGTGCCTTCGTATTGGGTCTTTCTTTGACCTAGTTCATATTCAGCAATGGCATCTAATCGATATGTATGGCGTTCTTCATAAGTGTACTTGCGATACAGCTCAAGACTGTCTATATGCACACGACCGATGAAGTCATATGTGGTGGCAGTTTTACCGAACTTTTCATATTCGCGTTTCTTAGGCAAACAGTTCCATAGACAAAATCGTTTGGTATCTTCTTTGCTGAGAACCTTAGTAACACGATTAACGGTATACGGAATATCAAAGCCTTCCGAATTCCAGCCACTCAGCACATCCGCCTCCTGTATTAGATCCAAGAAAGTATTCAACATGTCTGCTTCGTTGTCAAACAGCATGACGTTGGGGAATTCTGCGACTGCTTTAGTTGCTTCTTCCATATTCAGAGTCTTAGGGGGAATAGCCAAACATACCATGGTCTCCATCCATTGTAGATACACAGCAATGGCGGTGATTGGCATGAACGCATCGTCTGGTGATGCATAACCACGTTCTGGATCGAAGTCTACCTCAATGTCGAAAAATGCTACATTTAGTTTTGGAGCATCTTGATTGAGATAATGGTCTTCAAGACATCTATAGATAGGATTAATGTCTGACTCGTAGAGTCTTTTGTTTGAATGTATAGCAAGTTCTTTGCGATGTTCTTTAACATTCTTTGAACTTACTCGACTAAGGGGTTCACCTTTGATAGATTGGAACTTGCCTTTGGGATCGTTGTAATAGAATATATGTCTGGCAGGATAGTCTTTGAAATGCCTCTGCCCTTTGTCGTCACGTTCAACGACACGGATAGTGTCATTGTCGCGATCGTAGTATGCGTCCACGAAACTCATTTTTTTCTCCTATGCAATTTTAGGCTTGCAAATACCAATGTGCGGTTTATGGCCCGCCTACCTTCTCACATTATTTAATTAATTAGCATTCTTGCTAGGCCAAACGTATCAATTGCGGTTAGCAAGATATAGTTAGCCAGCATGCCAAATGATTTCCGAGTATAAGCAGCCCAAGCATACATGGCACAGCCAGCGATCCAAACAGGATATAGAGCAAGTAATGGCGGATTGGGAACCGTGACAGCCATAGTGATTGAACAACCAATACTAATAGCCCAAGCGAGTAACTCAATAAAAAACCGTAAGGGATGAGAATTCCAATCATCCCTAATCCAATCAAACGTAGGTTTTAATAGTTCATTCATTCAGGCAGTTTTTTTGTTACGCCGAGGATCATTTCGATCTCGTTCCATTCAGCTTCGTGATCTTTCCAATTGTCTTTGTGTGCAATGCGTATTGCTTTGTTGATCCAACTGGGTTTGATCTGTAATTCTTCTGCAACAGCATTCACAGTTTCTTTGAGACCCTCTTGCAGGTCTTCGACTTCTCGTAGAACATTTGATCCTTCATTGATCAATCTTTCTAATTTGGCTTTTTCTTCTGGCCCGTACATTTTTGTCATTTGTTCTCTCCTATACAACTATTATATAGTCATAAAAAAAGCCAGTCAACCTATGACTGGCTTTTGTTTACCAAACTAAAAATTATTTTTGGTCTTCTGATAGTACATCGTACATTTCAAATACACCGCCGTTGCGTTCGTATACTAGACCTGCGTACAGATCAGCTTTCATACCTTCGCCTAGTTTGTTCTTGGCCACACGCTCGGCCCAGGTAAACAGAGCTTTGTCTACAGGATCAATCTGTTGTTGACCACCACTTTCTTGTACCAACTGTACCATTTGTTTGAAAGATAATTTTGTTTCTACACTTTCTTTAACTGGACGCTTTTTGCCTTTAGGCATCATTGCGCTTTCAGTTTTCTTACCAAAATATTTGGCCTGCTTGTCGCTCATGCCTTTCTTGCCAGCTGGCTTGTCATCGCCTTTGTCAGCAGCAGCTTTTTTCATTGGCTCTTTCTTGTCGCCGTCTTTGTCAACGTCTAAGAAGTCTGGCTTAGATCCTTCTGCCATCTTTTCTTTCTTAGCCATTTTCTTTTTCTTATCAGCAGCTTCTTCTTTCTTGGCTTCGACCATTTTCATGAACTTGCTTTTAAACTGAGGTTCTACACTTTCTTTCTTGGCTTTTTTCTTTGGCTTGTCATCTTCATCAGCTTCTTTTTCTTCACTGCCGCCATAGGCCTTGCTGCTCTTGTGAACAATGCCTGTTTTTGTTTTTTCAACAGTGCCAGTAGCGATGTTTTTCTTATCGCCTACTTTCATGTCGTCGGCTTCTTTAACGTCTTCTTCAGCTTTCTTTTTAGCTTCAGCAACGTAAGTAGTACGGCCGCTTAGAACACGCAGTTGTGCGTCTTCATTCAATTGCACAGACTTGGGTAGCTGTGGTGCTTTTGGAGTATCGATTTTGCCGTCGATGCTTTCTATTTTGCTGATTAACGATTTGAAGTCCATGTTCACATTCCTAAAAGTGTATTATGTATTTATCTTTTTACCAAAGACCCACCAGTTAACAGATTAGTTCCTTTAAGATCTAATGCGTTTTTGGCAGTTCCGTCTTTGTTTTTTGCCGTTTTTCCGGGTTTATTTTTGTATACAGCACCTATAGCTACGTTACCAGCACTGGTAGCGCCTGCTGTTGCTGATTCTAAAATTTCTGATATTTTCATACTGTTATTTATTCTTCTTAGCACGGCCTGCTTTCATGTTAGCCAGCCAGTGCGCCATGCGAGCTTTTTCACCTGATGAATTTTTAGCTGTTTTTCTTAGGCTGCTAACACTGGCTTTGGTATTGACTCCACTGCGTTTAGCAAGTCCTTTACGACCAGGCTTTTTACCATCTGCAAAGTTTTCATGCTCGATGCTCTCACCACCGCCTCCGTCACCACCACTGCTGCCGCCATCGCCACTGTATCCAGTAGCATACCCGTAACCGCCATACGGCCCTGGGCCATAAGCAGCCCACCGAGGCTTACGCTTGCGGCGTTTTTCTACAACAAATTCACTTGCTCTCATCTAAATTTCCTGGAGGACAACAGAACCTCGGGTCACACCAATCATATTGTGGATTAATGTCTTGTCCGATGTAACCAGCATAGGCTAGGCTCATGCTGATGCCATAAATGGCCAAACCTGTGATAAATTTATTACACAGGGCTGTAAGGGTTTTTTGGAGTGTCATAACCGTCGTCCTCTGGATATACTGGGTAATTGTTTGGGTTCATACTGAAAAGCTACTGCCGCAGCCGCAGGTTGATTGTGCATTAGGATTAGTAATAACAAACTGACTGCCCATTGCTTCTTCTTTGTAATCAATAACAGCACCTTGTAGATACTGCATGCTCATTGCATCGACAAACACATTGTATTGTTCGTTGATAGGAAATTCAAAATCGTCTTCGTTCTTTGTTTCGTCGAAGGTAAAGCCATAGCTGAAACCACTGCACCCGCCACCTTGTACAAATGTGCGTAATGCCAGCTTGGGATTATTCTCTTCTAGCAATAGATCCATTATTTTAGATTTTGCTGATTCTGTTATCTCGACCATTTTTACTTTCCTACAGGTTTTTCACCAGTTAAGTATGGTTTACTAAACCACAGTTGAAACCATTCATCAGTGCCTGGTTTAATATTATGTTTTTTCATAAGTTCACCTTTTTCATTTCCGGTAATACTTATGTTGCTGCCACCATACGGCTGATAGCCTCGAAATTCGTTAATACCTGCAAGTTTTTTAATTTCGTCTAATTCGTCCATGATATTTTTTATTTTGAATTAGTATCTTGCTCTACATCTTCTTCAAACTGTTTCTGCTTGTGCTTGACATTGCCTTGTTTCTCTGCACGTTTTTTATCTTTGTGTGCGCCAGCACCTGCAGTCTTTTGATTCTTGGCTACAAAATTACGAGGTTTACTAGGCGGTACAAAATCTTTTGCTCTCATACAGTGATACCTCTTGACCTAATGCCACCTTTGCTTTTTATTTTACCTAGTTCTTCTAGAGCGTGGCGAATCTGTTCCATATTCATTTTTAGTTCGTCAAACTGACGAGCCATTAGTTGCCACTCGCCCGGACTGGCATTCTCAGCTCGACTGGCTAGATCTTTTAGTTGTCCGGCCGCACGTAGCATGCGATACTTTAATTTAGCAGGATTGGCTTTATCATGACTGTGAATCATTGGATCCATTGGATCTGCTGGATCCATCTCGATAGGTGCTTCTGAAACACTTTCATTACGTCTTTTAGCTAATTCTTTTTTAGCATCGTCTTTATCGACCATAGGTCTCGGATGCTCGCCTGCTGCAACTTTTTGCAGATACGATGTACTAAAATTACTTAGGTCTGGTGAATTCTTAGCAGGAGTTTTATCTAAATAGTCATTGTCTTTAGGTTTTACACGTTCAAGATTAAAATCGTAATATTTTATACCTTTAGATTTTAAAAACTTTTCAAGAGCTTCTGAAGCTTCTCCTGGAGACTTATATGTTGTTCCTAAATTAATATCTTTGGTTATTTCTTTACCGTCAACTTTAAACGTAACGTGTGCAACAATATCTGGAAGAAAGTCTTCGCCTGAACTTTGAGCGTAAGCCCCACCGCCACCTAGTGCAGCAGCACCTGCTAATGCAGCACCTGCAATTTTACTTTTCCACCCTTCTTCTACTTCTTCCTTAATGCCCATACCATTTCTCACAGCAGTGAACAACGGTTTGGCCAACTCTCCTGCGCCAGTGGCTTCTTGAAATCCTTCGAAATCATTATTCGCAGCGGCTGCTCTTGCACCGCTGGCACTGACACCTGCTACACCTTCGGCTCCGTCTTCACGGTCTCCACTGCTGGCAAAATCAATAACATCAAATTTATAGAACCCGTGCGCCTTGCCTTCTACACCGTTGTACTGTGTAAGAAGACTTTTCATATCTTCTAAACGATCCGACCCTGCTACAAATGTCACAGCGTTGTATCCCTGTTCGTGCAGATAGCTGGCTACTTTACCAATGGTGTTTAGTCCTGCATTGTCTACTACATCCTTGGCGTACTGAGGAAACATTTCCTTAATGAATTTGATCTTAGTCACATAGTCCAGGGGATTTTTCTTTTTGTCTTGACTTTGACTGACAAAAATCTTCATTTCGCCACCTTGGCTTTTCATAGTATCTAATACCTGCTTGTGACCAATCGTAGGAGGATTCATTCTGCCAAAACAGAATGTCACATGCTTGGTTCCGTCTTCGAACAGTTGTTTTAACAGCATCAGTCGTAGTCGCCTTTTTCAATGTGACGTTCTTGCTCTTCAGCAATGCGTTTGGCTAAGTCTATGAGTTTATCTTTGGGGAATTTCTTATCTGCATCGTCTATGTCGAATTGATCACAATAGTGACTCATGCATTGTTCTAGTGGGCGGATATAAACTTTGAACACATTGGGATTGCCGCGGTGTTCACGATGGCGTTTCACAGCAGGAAAGAAATATTGATCTAACATTTTTGAATCGTTGTCGATGAAAAATTTTAGATCGTCTAAGTAATCAATTTCTTGCTGGTCGTCTTTGGGTGCGCCAATAGGCGAAAACATTTCTCTTAACAGCATTACCAGCTCCTACAAGACCAGTATCTGGCTTTATGACGAGGTCCTGGATTCGCACAATTATGTCTAGCACGGAAACTCTTTCTACGAGCAGGATTACTTTTCTTAATACGCATTTTCTTATCGCCAAAGTTTACCTTGACAATGTTACCATTAGGCTTACGTACATATACTTTGGATTTTTTAACATCGCCGGCCATCTTTTTACCTAATGGCACTTCACGACCTTGATATTTGGCTTCGTCAGTTTGTGTATCTTCCTCGTAATTCTGTGCTTTCATGTAATCACGAGCTGTATCTATGTAGTCCACAGCTTTGGTGATCTTGCTTTGTACCCATTCTGGAAGATTGTCGTCTGCTTGTAAAATGCTGTACAGTTCTTCAGCAGCACTGTCAATGGTGCGCAAATCATCTTTGGCCATGTCGCCTTCGCGATCATATTCGCCGTAGTTTACAGGTGCATTCGGATCTTCAGGACCGTGGTCTTCCATCTTAACACAGTTATCTACAGTCTTGCCGCCTTTCTGTTTGGTGCCCATGCGCTTGTAGCCTTTCCAACAGGCCTTGCCATCAACACCTTTTTGTTTGTCTTCTACTAATTCGCCTTCTAAGAACTCTAGCCCTTCATTGGTCAGCATATCTAATGCAGTGTCATCTAATTCGATTACAATTCCATCTTCTAGAATGTCTACGATTTCTGTGGCAATTTCGTGATCTTCAGAAAAACTAATGCCAAATGCATCACCTATCTGAAATGATTCCGAAAATCCTTTGGCTTTGGCCTCTTTTTCAAGATCGGATTTGCGCTGTATAATTGCTTGTTTGATTTCTGGATCTTGAGAAGCAACGGGATCCATTTGCAAATCCTGAAGGGCTTTGCGTTTAGCCTGAAGGTCTTCAGGATTTTTTAATTCTGTTTCGCTTACGATAGCGTCTAACTTAGATAACAAGTCTCTCATAGTATTCCTCGGGAGGTCATACTATATTTATCGTCTCAAACAGTTTAGTGATTATATCGGATTTCGGTGATTGTGCCCTGTTCCAACTGATAAGCCACACGTATAAACACAAATTTACCAGTAAATGTGCAGGCAGCGTTGGAAGTGACAGGTGTGCTGTCTATAGCAGTTAACACAGTGTCTGAGCTGTCAAGAACCACATCAAACCAGTCGTTAATGCCAGGATTTAGGTCTAGAGTGGCCTGTACTTTGATACTGCCCTTGAAATTATTCAGTTCAAAGGTCATAGTATGCACACCGTTACCGTTTTTGTAGTAGCCTGCACCTATGTGTTTTTCGCCGTACTGCCATGTAGAGGGCTGACTGTCGTCGGTAATATTTGATAATAATACTATGGTTTCTCTGCTCATCAACTATTTATCGCATACTATAAAGTTATATACTCTACCCACAACGTCAGCACCACGCAGTTTCATCATTAATAGTGTGGATTCGTCTTCAACCAATACATATCTACGGTCCCAATTCCAATCTGTGACTAAAAACCAACGTTCGATAGCAGGAGTACAGGTTATTCTAGGGGACTGAGATTTCAACCAGTTCAAGTACCTCTGTTTGCCTTCACGATCTTTAGACATTTTGTGAGGCAATAGATACACACGATACTGATATTTGCCTTTGGGTAGCTTATCTACAGTAATAGAGTTCTGTGAATCTTTAAGAATTTCTACATTCGCTGCACTAGGTTGAAATCGATGTACTAATTCTAGTTGACACTGTATAGATAATGTTTCATAAAAATCTACATCATTTGTATAGATGTCTAGTCGGCTGCGTTCAATTCTAAGAGAATACGTGTCTTTGTCGTATGCTGCTAAAAACTCACAGAGATTAATAATAGCCTCTTTGTTAGCCACGGCTTTACGGTGACTTACAAAATATGCAGATTTATCTTCGTTGTAATGATTTAGCATTTCTGGAATGTCTTCTACAGCATATGTTCGTAACATCACACAGCCGTCCAACGACAGACTGACTTTGTACAACCATTTACCGTAGAACTTACGATTCGTTAGTTTGGTCTTCTGCGATAACATTATCTTCTACCTTAGCAGCTTCTGCAAGTTTTTGCGCTCTAAGAGCTTTTCTTTCTTCCTTAGTCAGCGGTTTAGGAATTTCTACAACAGTAAAATCTAGTTTGTCATCAACTATATCAACAGTCACTCTGCCACCGTTTACTAGATCACCAAACAACACTCTACGACTCAGTGGGCTCTTGATCTCGTTGTCGATGATCCTTGCCAACGGTCTTGCTCCCATCTTCTTGTCGTAGCCTCGATCAGCTAACCAACGTGTGGCTTTGGCATTGACTACAATCTCTATGCCTTTGTCTTTTAATTGACTATTGAGATCAGCTACAAACTTTTTAACAATCTGGATAACAGTGTCGCCGCTGAGTTTTGAGAACTTGATCACAGCATCTAGTCTATTACGGAATTCTGGACTGAAATGTTTCTTAATAGCTTTGTCATCTTCGCCATTTCGTTCCAGCTCACCAAACCCGATAGTGTTGAGTTCATTGTCTGCTGCTCCAAGATTACTGGTCATGATCAGTATGGTGTTGCGACCATCAGCTACTTTACCATTGGATCCTGTGATAAAACCGTTGTCCATGAATGCTAGAAGAATATTCATAACATCTGGATGAGCTTTTTCGACTTCGTCTAACAGTAAGATAGCATTAGGTGTTTCTTGTAACTTGGTAATCAACATACCGGCATTATCTTCGTAGCCTACATAGCCCGGCGGAGCACCGATCAATCTTGCCACAGAGTGCTTTTCCTGATACTCGCCCATATCAAAACGTATTAGTTGCATGCCCATCTTATCTGACAATTGTTTAGCAGTTTCTGTTTTGCCGCAACCGGTAGGTCCAAGGAATAGAAACGATCCAATGGGCTTGTTAGGTGCCTTCATGCCAGCTTGACTTACAAAGATTTTATCTAACAATGTATCTACAGCACCGTCTTGTCCGTAAACCACACCTTTCATTTGTGTGTCAAGGTCAGCAAGATTCTTACTTTCTTTCTGAGCTACTGTTTCCAAAGGCATGTTGATCATCTTGCTGAGTTCATAGGTGACCTGTTCTATGTCAACGATCTGTGCTACTCCTTCCATGCCCTCGTCATCTTTTAGTTTATATCTAGCGCAGGCGCAGTCAATGATGTCGATGGCCTTGTCGGGCAGTTTTTTATCTGCCATGTACTTAACGCTGAGTTTAACTGCTTGCTCGATGGCTGCATCGCTGATTTTAACATTATGATGAGATTCGTAGTATTTCTTTAGACCTTTAAGAATCTTCACTGCCATGTCTGGTGCCGGTTCCTCAATGGTCACACGCTGGAATCGTCTCATCAACGCACGATCGCTTTCGAAGTGCTTGCGATATTCTTCCCATGTTGTAGATGCTATCAGCTTGAGAACACCCTTAGTAAGTATAGGTTTCAACATGTTAGCCATGTCGTTTGAACTGCCATTAGCAGCACCTGCACCGTTCATCATATGTGCTTCATCAATGAACAAGATGATCTTGCCTTTCTTTTCTAACGCAGCCAATACAGCTTTGACTCGTTCTTCAAAGTCACCACGATACTTAGATCCTGCAAGTAGGGCACTGATATCTAAGGTGTAGACTTGATGGTCTTTGATAAATTTAGGAACCTTGCCCTCATGGATCTTGCGGGCAATGCCTTCGGCAATGGCAGTTTTACCTACTCCGGGATCACCTACCATTAATACGTTGGCTTTGTTACGACGAGCCAGCACCAACTGTATTTTTTCTATCTCATCATCACGACCTATTACAGGATCAAGTTTTCGCTGCTTGGCCTTGAGGCTGAGATTAGTACAGAATTGATTCAGTATGCGATCTATCTGGGTGGTGTTGACTATGCGGGTTTCTACTTCTGCGTCTTCAGTTACCTGTACATTTTCTTGGAAATATTTTACAAATTTTTCTTTAGTCACTCCAGCTTTGGTAAGAAAGTAGTAACCGAAACTGTTTTTTTCTGACAGCACACTGATAATGATATCTGCAATTTCCATACGCTGTCTGCCGCTGAACAAGACCTGTGTAAAGCAGCGATTCAACACCCGCTCAACACTGTTGGTCTTTTTTGGTTTCGCATTAGCGTTAGTGGTTTTAATATCGTTGAGATTGTTTTTTAAATAGTGTTCGATATTTGTTTTGACGAATTTAGCATCAGCGCCAAAACTTTCTAACAGTTTATAAGAATCTTCATCCTCCATGATGCCATATATGATGTGTTCAATGGTTATGTATTCATGGTTGAGAGTCTTGGCCATCTCTATAGATTTTTCAAAGATTTCTTGTAGACTCTTGCTGGGTTCAATCATTAGATATTTCCTTGTTTGATCTGTTGTATTAAATTAATTTGTTCAGGATTTAGTATCTTTGGTATTGATACTTTTATCCGTATTAACATATTACCTCGCTGCCGTGTGCGCATGTTAGGCAAGCCTTCACCTTTGCAGCTGAGTACTGTGTCTGGCTGTGTACCCGGCGGTAATTTTATGGATAGTGTTTTATTGTCTAATGTCTGAATATCAATGCTGGCGCCTAGTATGGCATCCCATACATTGACTTCTCGATCTATAATCAGCGATGTGCCTTCACGACGATACCTGCTGTGTTCTCTGACCACGATGTTTACTAACAGATCTCCTGGCTTGAGACTAGGTATTGAGTCATCGCCCATTCCTTCATATCTAATCTGCTGACCGTGTTCTATGCCCGGGGGTATCTGAATGTTGATCATTTTGTTTCTGCCGGGTATAGAAACTTCCGCAGTGAAATCCTTGCCATTAAGCACATCTTCTAATGTAATTTCTACATTAACGTTGAGTGATCTATTTCTGCGCTGCGGCTGTCGACCAAACCCACCAAACCCAAAATTACCAAATATGTCATTCATATTTCCTGAGTTGAAATGGAACTCAAATGGGCTCTGACCAAATCCTCCTGCACCTTGTTGTGCATTGGGATCACCTCCGAGGTCTATGATTTGTTTTTTCTGGGGATCGCTGAGATATTCGTATGCCTGAGAAATTTCTTTGAATTTCTTTTCATCACCTCCTCGATCCGGGTGATACTTCATGGCCATGCTTCGATATGCCTTTTTTATTTCGGCATCGCTGGCGTTTCTTTGTATTCCTAAGGTTGCGTAGTAGTCCATGTATATAGTATATGATAAAAAAAGGACTGTGTCAAGCAGTCCTTTTATTTAATTAGAAATTTACTGAGCTTTATTTTTTCTTTTCAGGTACTGCGGTACCTTCATGCTTTTCACGCACTTTGACTTCTTTGCAGTTTTGTTTCGGTTTTTTGGTCTTGGCATCCATCACAGGCTTGCCATCTTTGCCCTGCTGATCCACACAGACTTTTTTAGTCTTTGGTTTATCGGCTTCAGCCGCTACTACCGGAGTTGCTTTTTTTGGTTCTTCTTTGGCACAGGCTGCTGTACTAATAACCATCATGCCTGCGAAAATTGCTGTTGTTAATAATTTCATATTATGCTCCTTTCTTAGCTATCATAGCCTGAATTTTTTCTTGAATAATCTTTGCCCAGAAAGGCTGCGGAAAATTCCATCCTACGAATGCTCCTACTGCTACCCAAAATAATGTATCTAACATATCCTGCTCCTTTTATAGTTCTGGTTGGTCTGGTTGCATAGGCATTGGTTTGCCTGAGCTACTTACTGCGGTTGTTGGTTTAGGTGCGCTGGCAAAGCTGTTGGCACCAAATCCTGTTGCCGGTGCTGCAAACGTTCCTGTTCCAGTTGCTGAATTACTACCAAAGCCTGTTGTAATCGGTGCTGCTGGTGCAGGGCTAAACGCTGGTGTGGGTGTTGATGTTTGTGCTCCGCCATTGTTTGCTCCTGCCATTTTTTCTTGTGTACGACCAAATGCTGCAATACCAAGTACCGCGCCCATCGCGATGTGGAATAGTCCAGCACCTTGTAGTGTTAGCGGATTCCATTGTGTGATAGGAGTCTGTGTCATGGTCTGTAATAGACTCCACAGCACCGGAAACACAATCATGTCAAACATACAGACTAACATGTACATCCATCCCATCATTGGACGCCATTTACTATTCATCCAATCTTCTTTTTTTGATTCGCTTGCGCTTTTAACTTCTTCTGACATAGTTTTCGCTCCTATTTGTCTTTATTTTAGAACCACAAGAATAAGCCGTTTAGACTTAATAGTATTCCAAATCCTGCTACTGCAAAACTTCCCCAGAACATAGCCATACTAACTGCTAAAATACTTGCAGATAGAACAACAATTGCTAACTGATATGCTGTACTTGCATAACCGATCCATGGACTAGACTTTTTAGCTTCTTCACGAGCGGCTTCCATTTCTCTTGCTTTAACGGCAATTTCTTTCTTGTCAACATCCATGCGCTCTTTCTCAGCCAAGAACTCTGCTTTGACTTTTGGATCAGCAGTGGTCTTAGCCGCAATCTCGTAGCTAACACCACGACCTGCTTTGGCTTGATACTGTGCCCATGTATTGTTAGCACCTAGCGTATTGTTTAATACTGTGCTGGATAGTTTGCCGCCGTACCATGCGTTTACTGCCAATAACAAAGCAAAGATAGAAATAACCATACCCGCTTTGTCTTTTAATTTTGCTTCACGCTCTGAACGTGAACCCACCGGAGGCTTAGGGGCGTCCGGATCTTTGGGTTGTTTGTTTATTAAATTTAAAACTGAATCTATCAATGCCATTTCTCGCTCCTACTTAATGTCCTATTATTTAACGCTTTCGAAGATTTTCTTCTGCTCTCTATACCACTCTTGCCACATCTTTAATTTTTCTGCGTTTTCGTGGCAGCTTCCGTAGTTTTCGACGACTCGGTCGAGGAGCCTACTGGCTTCAATGCCGCTGGGGGCTCCATCAGTTGACTCGGCACCTCCGGCCACTTCATTACGACTGGCGCTGTCGTGCAAGCTGACAGTAGACTTAGGCAAAGTACACTGAGCATCAAGTTGCTTGCCCGCAACTTCTTTGATAATTTCTCTGTTGACATAAACATTTTCCTTTACGACTTTAATTTTCGTAACTATTTTTTCTTGTATCACTGTGTTGACCTGCTGACTTTTTTCTTCAGCAACTTTAACTTTTGCTTCTAGTTCAGCTACACGTTCTCTCCACGCCATCTCTGTTCCATAACTGCCGAATAAAAAACTACCTATTACCAACAGCAACACACCCGACAGCTCGGCAGGCAGCTTGTACTGAGCTATTAACGGAAGCCATGTAACTAATTTGCTGACTACGTATAGACCAACTCCTATGGCTATCAGAATATACGTAATCCAAAGGAAGAAACTATCTGGAATCAGTGACAAGATCCATTGAATCTGCCACATCGTTAGTGTGCTCCGAATATATGCAGAGCATGTTCGTAATGTTTGATTCTATCCTCAAGGCCGATGGTGCCACCGTTGATGCGTTTAGTTAGAGTGAGAATGTCACCTTTATCTGCCCATTGGTTGAGATTATTTTGATCCCAGAAGAAGCAGGCGCTTTGCACAGCACCTTCGAATGTCTGCAGATATTCTGATGCTTCCTCAACAGGCACATCTATACTGGCTGCAAAGAATGTGTAATTGTCTTTACCAGTTAACTGGATAAGTCCACGACCGCAGTATTTAAATCCGTCACCCGACTCTTCTGCGCCATTGCCCATACGATTAGCATAAACTCTGTTGGCAATTTTTTCAGGCTTGTTAGCGTAGGCAGCTGCGATAGCATCGTCTGGAAAGTATTTGGGAAATACTTTTCTAAGACTGGCCGCTTTATAGTTTAAATTTTCTTTAAGGAACACGAATCCACCACTTTCGTGAGCGCACTGTGCCAAGAAGGCCGCTACACGTTGCGGTGTATTGATATCATATTCTGGAAGTATAGCATCTAGTGCATCATACCAGTTCTGTAGATATGGATTCTTTGGCAGCATTTCTTTTAGCTGCGCTTTGGTAAAATCAAATGTAAAGCTCATTATCAGATCCTTTTTAATAACATCGAACGTTCGCCGTTGTTGAACACGAATGTGTCACCTACTTTGTTTATAGTGTAGTCTCCTAGCACCTTTGTGAGCCAAAATGCTTCGCTGGTAGCTGCTTGATCCACACTGTATCCATCTGTGATGCCTTCTAAGATAGATTCTGTGTTACCGTCTTTAACGATTTCTAATCGCACTTGAGAACCGAACGGCTTAACTATAGTTATCACGTTGCCGTCAAGACTAAGATCATCCATTAATGTCTTGCTGAAGAACTTTTTCACATCCTCAGTTCTGTTTCGATTTACAAACTCTTTGTATTCATTAACACTTGAAGGAATCTTGGCCTTGAGGTTGTCTGTGTTGGCTTCATGCACATGAGTTTGTTTGTAGTATTTGAATTTAAAGTCATCTAGTCCTGTGAGTCTCTTAACACCATAGGTTAGTTCCTGGATGTGTTCAGCCAGTTTAGGTGTTCTACTAATTTCCACAAATACAGAATATTCGCCGTTGTTGTCCTCACCACTGCTGACATCTGCATCTAGTACAAACTCATAGCCCTTTTCGATGAACTCCATGAGATCCTTTGCAGGAGATCGATCTTTGACCTTGAAGCTGACCACGCAGACATCTTGATCTTCGCCCATTTTTGATCTAAATGAATCAACTTCAAATACATCATGGACCATCTCTTTTAGGTCAGTGGCTCTTAGCCCTTCGTTAAGCTGCTGGTTGTTCTGCTGGTTGTGCATTTGCCATATCCTGTGCTTGTTGTTCTGCTGGATCAATCGAACCATTAATGATATTAGCATTAACGATGTCTTCAATCTTGTTTTTATCTAATTCTGTGTAGCCTCTGTTGATGTCGCTCATCAGTTTCTTAGGCATGCTGATCTTGATCATCCATATGTCTTTGTGATCAATTTTACCCTTACGTGTGCCGGGTCGTATATCATCGGGAGTTTTAATCTTTCGAACTGTAGCGATTTTACTTTCTGCTACCTGTACCCTACAGCCGTATTCTAGCAGTCTTTTTCCGCCTGCAGGTTCCGGAAGCTGATCTTGCGGCCACATAAATGTGCATTCCACATAGTATCTGCTTTCTTTTGGTCCTTCTACAAGCTCGCCGTCGATCCAACTATCAAACACATACACATCTAATTCGTCCAACACACGCTCAAAGTCTTTGAGCAGTTGTAGACTGTTGTTAGACCCGTAGATCTGTTCAATATTGCTGATGATATCTTTAATGTCTGCCATATTATCTCCCTTTGTATTTATCGTCAAAATACAAACATAACACATAACTTTTAGAGCCAGGGGTTAAATACACATGTGTTCGGACACGGACACTACGGTTTGAGGTCCGTGCCTAACACTTACAGGAGGGCTAACCTTATATGAAGCGAAAAAGAGCGCAAGTTCAGCAAAAAGAGCAATATGATCCACGATTCCCAACTAACGTAATAAATATTGATCATAGGTTAAATGAAAAACGCAGAAGAGTACAGATTTATCCCAAGAGTCTAAGCCAAGAGACTTATCTACTTAAACTAAACGATCCCAATAAAATGATTGTATTCGCTATCGGTCCAGCCGGTACGGGTAAAACCATGCTGGCGGTTCAGTGGGCTATAGATCAACTCAAGTACGGATCTGCAGATAAAATCATAATTACTCGACCTGCTGTGAGTGTTGATGAAGAACACGGATTCTTGCCCGGGGACCTAAATGAAAAAATGGCCCCTTGGACCAAGCCAATATTTGATGTAATCGCAGAAAATTTCAACGCCAGAGAGATAGAAAATTTTATCAAAGAAGGAGTGATAGAAACCAGTCCTTTGGCATATATGCGAGGTAGAACTTTTAAAAACGCAGTGGTTGTAGCTGATGAGATGCAGAATGCTACACCTAGTCAGATGAAGATGCTGCTGACACGATTAGGACAGAACAGCAAGATGGTAGTTACAGGAGACCTACAACAGGCTGATCGTCCTAGCAACAATGGCTTACTAGAATTTTTGGGATTGTATAATAACTTCCAGGGCCACAGATATGTGGATCTAGTAAAATTTGATGTGCAGGATGTTGAACGTCACGAAGCTGTTAAGGAGATATTAGCAATCTACGGCGACGATTAATCTTTAGGGAGGTAGGGGGTCAGTTGATCCCCTAGTACTCTTTTATAAAATTCTAACATATCGTCAAATCCGGCTTCCGGATTAAGACCATTCTTGACACATTTTTTCTCTTTAAAATCTAAAACGACCTTTGCGGTCTGAAGGTGTTTCATTCTAACATTATTTCTAAATTCAGTTAGCTCATCCCATTTACCGTTTGGCTTTTGAACATAACTCACAAGCATATATCTAGCTGTCATAATTTTACTCAATTAAAAATTTATATTCTGGAAATACTGTTGAAAAATCTAATCCTCTTCGTTTATCGTATTCTGCGATAAATGATTTAAATTTATCTCTTTCACTTACCATATCAGTATATGTATCATCAAAAAATACATTCTCGAATCTTTTTACGGTGTTTGTTGAAAAGTTTTTTTTAATATATTCTAAACTTTCTTTTTTATAATCTGTTATTAATTTGTGTGTAAGAAAGCTAGGCTGTGTTAGTCTTGATACATGTAACGAGATTTTATTATCAACTTGTTTTGCATCTTTTAAAAAATCAGTAAAGCTGCTGACACATAAAACATTATAGGTGCTCATAATATGTAACTTTACATGCGGGCATTCTTCTTTTAACCTTGCAAGGTTACGTAAGAATTGATTATACTTAAGACCGTGCCTCGAATATTCAGCTTTACTTCCTTGTGCCTCTCCACTGGTCGCAACTGTGATATTTCTTTTATGCCGTATAGTATCGATGAATCTATCAATGAAATGATCATCAACTGCTAAATTAGTGTTAATAGTTAACGGAATATTTTTAGCCTCTTCTATCAGTGTAAACGTATGTTTACTTAACAGCGGCTCGCCTCCGGTAATTCTAAGTTGTTTAAGACTAGGATGAATAATTTTCCAGTATTTCCAAAACGCTTCTGTATACGGATTGTGTTCTCTTTCTAATATAGGCTTAATATGTATTTTATTATAGCCGTTGGGATATTCCCCTTGTACTTCTATCTCTGATTGCCACTTACTACTGAATGTTGGTCCGCAATAAGAACACGCAAGATTGCACACTGTAGAAAAACTAACCTCTAATGATCGGGGATGACTTACGGTTGAATTAGCATGCGGATTAAACCAATTATAGGTGTAACCACTTTGTATGATCCTATCCTGAATGCCTGTTGACAAATGACAATAAGAACACTCTTGTGGAATCTTGCCATCTAACATTTCTTGTCGAACTGTTTGTTTATGGCTGTGATTAAATAACGCTGCTGGGTTTTCTAATTCGGAAGGATCGATTTTTACAGGACCGCAATGGTGACAGCCGTGTTCTTGGCCTGTGCTAAGATGTAAAGTACTGGTCCCCCATTTTTCTAAACAAAATCCCGGACCTTTGCGATCTAAAATCTGTTTTATAATCCAATACTTAGGATTCATCGATGATTTCCATCCAGGTGTGGTCGCCCATATACTTTACCTGAGCTTGGTATTCATAATCTTCCGGAGCACTGCTGGACCAATCGTTGGGCCCATTCTGAGTTAATAATGTGTGCTGCTTTCTTTTGTCCCACGCCAACCAATAGACGTTGCCCATTACTGGTTGAAACTGATATACCGCAGCGTGAACAGCGTCTGTGATTTCTAATCTACGTTTAATAGCCTGTGCTTGCCCTTCCAACACAGCGACTAATTCCATGATACGATCGTATTCTTGCTGGGCATACATCCTAGCATGATTGATCATTAGATCTTTTTGTTTGGTAACAGGAACTAGATCAAACTTAACACCGCCTGCTTCCGTGGGATACTCTGATACGTTCCTATTAAAGAACGGTATCAGTGTGCCGTCTATTTCAGCATCAAAACTATTTCTGCCTTTAGCAAGATTAGATTTTTTATCCGGCATTAATCTTTGATAATTTCACCAGAGTAGATGCTAAATTAATTTCTGGATCAATAATCAATGTGTGATCTACTAGAGCCTGCTTGATGACATGCAGAGCTTTGTCTTGATTTTCTTCTGAGCCAAAGATATCTAAATGGTTGTAGAGCCACACATACACTTCTTGCATCTCTTCTGAACGTAGCTTGCCACATAGCATCTTACGTGCTTCTTGTATTTTGCCTGCTCTGAACAGCTCTACCATGTCAAATTTCCACTCCGCAGATCCTGCATCTTCCTTAGTAGCACTATGTAGTTTTGCATCGTTGGTATTCTGTTGCAGTAGATTCAAACATTTACGCAGATCCGGATATGTAGTCGACACATACATATCTAATGTCTCTAAATCAAATTCAATGTTTTCTTCAACTAACACTGTAGCTGCTCTAGCGGTAAACTCTGTTTGATCAAGTTTTGAGAAATGCCATTGCTGGCAGCGACTGTGCAGAGCGGGCACAATCATATTAGGGTTATTACAGGTTAGAACAAATCTAGCGTAGTTTGAATATTCTTCTATGATACCTTTCAAAGAATCCTGTGCCTGCGGACTCAGACGATCTGCTTCATCTAACAGTACTACCTTGAATGAACCCCAAGCAATACTGCTGATAAATGGAACTATCTTGTTACGGATGAAATCAATACCTGTTTCTCGACTGGCGTTTACTTCTAGTACATCAGCATCTTCAATTTCAATTTCGTTAACTAAAATTTTAGCCATAGTGGTTTTACCAATACCTGGCGGACCACTCAACAGCAGATGCGGAATACTTTTTTCTTTAATCCATGTTTCGACCTGTTTCCGTTGCGCAGAATCGCGCCATACATACCCTTCCATCTTTTTAGGACGGTACTTCTCAACCCATAGTTCTTTCATTCTTTTGCCTTTGTGATAATGTCTTGTGTTATTGTACTATTTTTACTGTCGATAAGCGAGAACTCATGTAACCGATCAGCACACTTACGTATGTCGTCGTGCAGTTGTCCCTGTCCGACTTCTTCAGCAACAGTTCGTGCGATGTCGTGCAATGCGATTACCGCATCGACTAATGCAATATTCCTCATACCAGCTCCTCAATGATGCCTAATACTTCTGCCATTATAAAACAAACACCTGCCATCAGCAAATTGCCTGTGATCAAACAGCCACCCGCTACAATGCGAACAGCACTCTTTACAATGCTGACATAAAAATGTCCCTTGCTTGTATCTTTAGGTTGAACTTCCATTAGTTAGTCCTTTATTAATTTCGGCAGCAATTACACGTTGTCGTAGTTCGCTGGTTGAAAAGTTATGTTCACGTTTATTGAAATAAAATTCAATTCTGCGATCTACACATTCCCGTCGTCCTGTGAAATCTTCGTTTTCATATTCCTGTCCTAGTATTCTAACATTAATAGGATAAGAAAGCAAGATGTTTACAAGGTCGTCTTCTGTTTCATAGACAAGGATTTCGTCAATGTACTTACAGGCCTTGAGTTGTTCGTAGCGTTCAAACACACTTTGAACTGGTTTGTTTTTAATACCGGGCCGATCAATAGTAGGATCAGTTTGTAACCCTACAATCAAATGATCGCATTGTGTTTTTGCTTCTTTGAGCATCATAATGTGACCTGCGTGAAACAGGTCAAACGTTGAGCAGGTAAATCCGGTTTTCATTTTCTACTCAAAAACGGTTTTAAATTAGGCGGAGTCCACCCGTCAGGCTTGAGCACTTTGCCATCTTCACGTTTGATTACTTTACCGGTCTTTTTATCAATCTTGGCAAAGTTTGTATTCATAACTTCTTTCCATGCACCTTCAGCATCAAATCCGGCTGAGTGAATAGCACCTATGGTCACAACCAGCATGTCAACGAGCGCATCTAGAATTTCTACACGATCCTTGTTGATGATAGCTTGATTGAGTTCTTCGGCTTCTTCTTCAATCAATCCAAGATACATGTTGAATTGATCTGTGTTTGCGGAGTCTACTGCTTGATCGCAGGCCCGCATAAATTTTTCTTGATCCCGAAACGGATTAGTCATACACACCTCTTAAGATTTTAGTATCTTAATTATGTGCTTTTTTTCTTGTTCTGTCAACCACTGCTGTTCCAATTCTCCGAAATGTGGAGACTTAGACAGTGCTTGATCTACAAGTTGTTTGATCTGATAGAGGTCTTGCTTGCAATTCCATTGTGTGAAACCGTCGTTGTACGGACTAGAGATTTCTCTGGCAAGACTGTGTACCTGGGAAGTGATATCACCCACTTCCCAGTTTTTCTTAAAACCCATTAGCTGATCTTAGACATGTTACCCGGCATAAAGTCTTCAGGATTAATATTCATACTTGATCCGTTTGAAAACTCTTGCCCAATATAGAAGTCATTAGGTCTTTCGTCGGCAATTGCTATAACAGCCTTTATTTCAACTTTTTGAAATTCTTTCTCGCCGTCACCGTCGTTGATTTTGATCTTACGAGTCCAGCGACCGTGTTCAATTAAAATCCACTGACCCGGTTTAACATTGATCTCGCATTCAGTTCCAACCTTATAGACCTGTGCCCATCGAGGTTTAACACCGTGTGCCTTACCGTCATCGCTTTGGATAACAATGCCACCCGCGGTTTTCATTTCGCCCATGTCCATTCCAATGACAAGAAGGTCCTTTGACAAAGGACGAACTTTCATGTGTCGTGCTTCGAAATTAAACATAGTTACCTTATTTCTTGTTGCTGCGAGCAGCTACTTCTTCATGTAAGGCATTGGGATTCTGTGCATAGTAATCTGCTAACACTTGTTCGCGTGTGCGTACTACTCTGCCGCCCTCGCCGATTTCGTCACCGCGAGCGTTGACTTTCATATTACCTACAGCTGGAGTTTTTTCAAATCTCAAGCTCATCTTTTCCATGTCAATTTCTTTGCCTCTCATAGAGGTATAAGTTCTTCCCATTTTATTCTCCTTTAAAGAATTCGTTAATCGGTAGCTTGTATTTAACACTGTCTATTTTATGTACGCCAATTATGAATAGCACATAACTGGCTACAGAACTGCCTCTACCTACTCCCCATACTATCCGGTTGTTTCTTAATGTATCTACCATATATTTCATTGCTCTCAGTACAGGCAGCAGATCGTGTTTCCTATATAGATCAAGTTCTTGTATTAATCTATCATAATTCTGTTTTGGACACTGACTTACTAAAAATTCTTCTATGTCCATGCATTGATATTCTTTGGGAATGAACCATTCAGTGCAGTCTACGCCATTGGGAGGAATTGGATAGTTTAAATGCTCTTGATGCAATCTGTTCACATACTGTGAAAGATCATCAGAGGTCTGACAATGTTCCAGTATGTCTGGACCATGCTGCATTACACCTTGGATAAGTTGTTGAGTTGTATTAGTCCACATTAATCAATTGACCTAAATCACCATCTGCCTGTTTCAATTTTTGAGCATGTCTCTTTGCGAGTTCTTCTCTATATATTGTAACAAAAGTAGATAGCTGTGTCAAGAGATCTCTACTGCCCATTCTTGCGGCAGCATAATATTTCTTATTCAATTCGATGAGGCGATTTTCAATATCTTGATCTTTATACTCTGACAGATCGCCGCTCAGGGGATGGAACATTAGCTGTATAATCCTAAATAATTCATCCAAATTACAGTAGCACTGTGTTGCCAAACTTCGATGATCACTGGGTTTGTATCAGATGTAACTGTTACTGACCCTGGGAATCCTGGAGACTTTTTAATCACGGTACCGCCTGTGGTTGTGAATGTTATGGTTCTAGCAGACCCATCTCCGTACAGTTCTAGTGTGGCTTTGCCAATCTGTCCAAGGCCTGTAAGATCTACCGCTCCGGTAGGAAATTCTGTGAATGACAAACTGGTGTTTGCTCCGACCTTCACTACATGATACATAGCCTGTTTGAAGCTGATATCCTGAGTGCCTGCAACAATAGCAGACCCGTAATCTTTTTTACGTAGATAAGCATCTTGTAAAGTAAGAGACCCTACTACATTATATAAGAAATCATTGTCTTCATCTGTGCGGGCTGCGTTGTCCTGCAGGTCAGTGATTTCAGTTTTGGCAGTTTCAAAGTTATCTTTGATAGTACCGAAGTTATCTCTAAACACCTGTGTGTCGTTGTCCTGTCCTGCTACAGGAAAGTTTTCGTTTATTGCTGCAAAATTAATAAGGCTTGTCACGGTAGTTTTTCTCCACGTTGCGGAAATGCAAGGTATTTATCCTCTATTTCTCCGTCTATAATATCTATTATATAACGATCTGCTAAAAAGTCAATGGTTTTGAAGTCAAATCCGCTGGCTTTAATTCTCGCAGCAATATTTTTAGCAGCACCTGGAATACAATAGCACAACGGCAACGCCTTTGTGTATCCGGTTTCAAAAGCTGCTTCTGTCTGAGTGCTGCGCATCCATAGCGGTAGAAACTCTCGATCACGATCTCCTACTGCTTGTATCTGCTTACGCATGTTCTTGATTGAATTAGGGAATACTCTTTGATGATCACTGTCGCTGACAAATGGAATATCACTGTCTACTCTGATACTGTCATAGCTGATCAATACCTTGCTGTTGATATTATTGGGCAAATTCACAGTTTGGCTGATGCTGCGACCATCTTTTTCTAAATCATCAATGACATCAATGTACACAATTTCGTACACCACTTCCTGGGTTACAGGATCTTTGGCTTCACTTACTTTAACATTGCCAAATTTTAAACGCTTGTGATAATGATTACGGCTCATAGCCTGTACATATTTCACAGCAGCGACACTTTCTATACCTGCGTATATTAACACTCGGAGATCTGTTTGTACTCCGAAATTTGAGTCACCATACCGATACAGATCAGCAGGTTTAAAGATAGTCGCATCGGTAATAAAATTATACCATGCTAATCTTTTAGATTTAGATTGGAAGGCTCTGACATAGAGGTTGGCAAAAGTTTGATTGTTCTCAACACGCACTGCAAGATTGAACGTGCGATTAACAGTGACAAAATTCACACTGTCTCTTGCTCGTATAGTGAATGTGAATTTAAGATCAAAAGTAGTAGCAGCACCGTCAAATATTGCAGAAAAATCTCTACTCAATGTGGAACTGTCTTCTGCAGGTGCAAGGCTATCTGATCGTTCAAAAAATCTAGTTAGGCCGGGGCCAGCATCGTCTGCAAACTGTTTGACCTTGCCTTGAAGTATTCCAGTAGGCAAAAATGTCAAGCCCGGCGGTAGTGTACCTGATACAAATTCATAAGCTATTCTTCCGCCATACAACAGACTGGTTGCTTGAATGTATTTTTCACTGGCAGTGTTGGGTTTGATAGTGCCCAGGTCACTGTCTGTGATCCATTCAACTGCACTTTCGATTTCACCAATTACAGTAACAGTGAATGTTTTTTCTGTTTTTGATGTACCTGCTCGCCAATAGGTTTCATCTGTGGGCAGTCTGTTGAGATGTGCCTGCACACAGATGTATGTAATGCCTAAGAATTCTATAGCATCATTGATTTTATAATTGGTAAAGTTATTCCATGAGCCTTTGTACACATATGATATATAGGCCAGTGCTGCTGGGTAATTAACTGCACGTATTGTGAATTTATAATCTCTTGAAATTCTTGCTTGGTACGGCACAGATCCAGCAATATCACCTGTAGATGTATCCAACGCCATGCCCGGAGGCAGTGCGCTCTGTGAACCATCTGGATTAGTAGGCAGTAAAAAATATGTAATAGTACCGCTTAGAGTCGGTGGATCGTACACATCTAGGAATATAGTCACATAGTTGTTGGCACGGAAGCGGCCTAGCTCGCTGCCAGTGATCCAAATTGGTACACGGGCGCTGCTAGAATCTGCTTGGAATATGTTGGTGTCGACCTGTACGATTGAGTTGTCTGCCTGCAAGAATTCTTCAGTAACCACATATATCTTAAACAGTCTGGTTTCTGTATACACTCCATCAGTGACAGCCACTATGAAATTGTAGATCCTGCTAAGTCGCCTTGGAGTTCTACTGGGTTCGTTATAATCAAATGTAAAACTATCAAACACAAATGTGTCGTAACCATTACTGCGAGCTTCTACAAAGTCTATGGGGAATACGTCTAACGGAGCAGTATCATATCCTCCTGAAGTTTCTAAACTGTATTCCACAGCAAAAATAGGATCAGTGAAGCCAGATATCACCCCACTCTTGCTGAGGCTAAGCCCTGGAGGCAGTAGCCCGCCATTGGGCATGAGATAAAATTCTAAGACATCACCGGCTATGAGATCTGTGTCACGTGCTTGCAGTTGAAAGTTTACCTGTGCGTTATCTAAAACAAAATACGCTTCTGCTGGCCCAACATTTAGAAATCCTTCTTGGGTAAGCCATATAGGTCTGTCGCTGCCATCTACTGCGAGGTTGAAAGTTCGATCTTCGAGATCCACACCATCGGAGGCACGAATCACAAATCTACTTTCTGTGTAAACTTTGACCTCAGTAGGCGAACCTTTGATCGCACCGTTGATCAGTTTAAGTCCTCGAGGCAATGAGCCTGCGATAACACTGTAAGTGATAGTGGCTGTGAGATTGGTTGTGGCCTGTAGCGATATATCGATGGATATTCGTTCTGTAAGTAAACCTAAGCTGCCTGCGGGGGTGATCCACGTTATCATGCGATCAATCCTTAAACAATTGTGCCACAGTCTATATCTATTCGTCCAGGCAGTAGAACAGTGCCAAAGTCTATGTTTGCAGATTGTAGAGCTACCTGCATGGCATTGGTGTATGAACCAGTGATAGTTCCGAAATCATAGGAAGTTAGTATGTCTGTAACTGGAACGATAGTTTTAAAACTTATAGTAGATCCAAATGCAGTGACTTCGATGTCTTTTCTACTGGTTGTTGACCCCGGAGCAGCTACTCCTGCCATGGTGATCTGTTGATATGTACTGGCCAGCATGACCCCGGCATCTGTGTCTATTCTGATAAAAGCATCTGGAGCAGTGTTGTTAACAGTGATAGTGTCGGTGTTTTCATTTAACAGCATCTTTGTGCCAGACACTAATTTTTTAAATTTTAAATCAGCGCCTACTTTTTCTTTGAAAACACCCACACCTGTTGCGCCGACGTTAGTGGCAGTGATCGTTAGCTGAGTGCTGAGATCACTAAAATTAGCATTTACCTTTTGGAACGCGGTGCGTAGATCATCGCCTAGGCCGTCGTTTACTACATTTCCGATATTAATTGTTTGTATGCTCATGATGCGCTCTCTTTAGTATATTTACCGTTAAATTATCTTACCCAATACCAAATAACGCCAGGGCTACCACCATCTTGGATTGTGGCCAACCACGGTGCTGGTTCCCATCCGCTACACGCTATCAATGTCCCCCACCAACCGCCGCGGAATCCGTCTGTGGTTAACCAACCGTGGTTGATGCCAATACCGACCCAAGGCATACGTGCTTCCATGGCATCGTAATGATAATCCCACGTTTGACCAGTGTCATTGTTGCCAAACCGTGCTAATTCTGTAATGTTCTTGCGCCAGCCGGGTGTGCCCAACTGTTCATCACCCATGTCAGCACTTTCGTTAGTTTGAGTAAATGAGTATGCTTCGTTGGCAGTCCACGCACCACCCAGTGAAGCGTGTTCACGAGCAGTGATCATAAAATCAAATCCTGAGTCTGCTCGTTTAATCTTATTAGCCCAACTTAAGATGCTGTAGTTTTGTTCAACTGAACGATTGTTGTATGCGGCCAGTTGAGTAGGGCAAGTGGTAGCGTTGCGACTAAACACTTGTTCTTCTGTCCAGCTACTAATAGAATTTTGTACGATCAATGTCCATCCACCACCCAGTGTAGTCATGTCACAGTAGACTTGTACAGGGTCGCCATTGTTGAAGTCATCATTGCGAATCCAGTACACACCATCTTCACTGTCTGGATAATCTTGTTTAATCTGCCAAGCACTGGTGCTGTATTCGTCTCTAGTCAATCCAGTGTGTAATCCCAGTGCTAGATTACGTGCTTTAAGTGCGGCCTTTTCACGTGCTATAATCGCCAACTCGGTTGTGCGTAGTGAAGCAGTTAATGTTGTTCGATCACTAATGCCCAGCGTGTCATAATAATTTAATATAGTTTCGTTACTTACAACATCGCTATCTGTATTTTGTAAAGACTCGTGTAGTGTGTCAAAGTTTTCATTGACAGTATTAATAACATCAACTAGGGGATTAGCAGGATGTAAATCATTTAGTTCTAATTTCTTAAATGTCATAGGATTCTCAAAGTTTTCATTGACCGTATTAATAACTTCAACTAATGGATTAGCAGGATGCAAGTCGTTGAGTTCTAGTTTTTTAATAGTCACTGTATTCTCTCTTACCAGTTAGTACCGGTCCACGCTACACGGACCCAAATGTCAGGTGTACCAATAGTACAAGGCTGATTGGCTGTTAACCCAATGCTGGTTCCTCCAATCTGATTAACAGTCAGTAGCCAAGTTGGTTGCCCACCTTCTGTACTTGCTTGAACATTAGTAATTAATCCTTCGCCGACAACCCCATATCCATAAAGATGATCGTTGATTAAGGGTGTTCCCGCAGTTTGATATACTTCAAATGTGCTTCCACCGGTTTGAGAAACAGCCGCAGTGTAAGTAACCAACGGTCTAAAATCACTTTTACAGTAATAAATGTAAGGGTCGGTGAATACCACCATGCCTTCTAGATCTCCGGCAGCACCATAGCTGTGTTCCGGCACAGTTCCGTTAGGGAATGTTGTCCTGCCAGTTGAGTCAAAGTCCCATTCGTATTTTGCACCGCCTCCACCGCCATACGCCTTAATCCTTACCTCACCGGGCAAGATTGTAATAGTGTTGTCATCTGATTGGTATAGTTGTATTCCGCCAACATTAGTTCTAATTTGTTCGCCGTTGGTGAATGTCAAATTGCCAAGGGAGCTATCAAGGCTAACTGTTTTACTACCGTTGACTAGGCTTGATACTGTTGTGCTACCTGTCCAGGCTGTGGTTTGATTGGTGCCATCTGGAAATACTAAATCACCATCTTCACCAAAACTCCATCTGCGTAGTGTTGAGTCTGCAAGGTTGATGTCAATGTTGATATTACCGTTGCTCTTGATATCACCTGGGAATGTTAAACTACCATCTGTGCCAAAGGTCCATCCGCGAGCAGTCTCACCACTGTAGGTATATATTTGAACATCTTTGTCAACAGCACCGTCTATGAGAAATGCATCTGTTCCGTCAGCGGTGGCAATCGTGGTGCCTTGGGGGAATGTTAATGCACCACTGTTGTTAAACTCCCAGTAATTGGGTCCAGGGCCGCCATTGGCACCTGTTGCTATTCTAACACTTCCCAAATTTCCAGAATTTACATATACAGCCGCTAGGTTGCTGGTCTCAGCGTTTTCTAGATCTTCTATCCACACTATTTGAACTGCGCCATTTGTTCCTTGTGCTACAACAGCAAATGCTTCGTCCTCGTTGGCTATAATAGCATCTGAGTCTAGTGATGCGCCAATACGGGTACGACCACCAGGCAATGTTAACACACCATCTGAACCAAGGCTTACTGTGTTAGCACCGTTGACCAATGTGCTTCCGCCACCGCCACCTGCAATTTGACTGCCATTGACTGTTAAATTACCATTGGCATCTACTCCTACTGCTGTGCCGCCAATGTAGATAGTGTTGTTGCTGACATACAGGCTACGCCAAGGTTTAGAAATACTACCTAAGTTACTGCCATTAGCTATTGAAGGAACAATATCACCACCTACAGTTAGGTCGCTGGTAATAGTAGTAGCTTGATCAATAGTGATTGCCGAACTGTCTGTGGTGCTTAATGTGCTGCCCGCAAATTCAAATGCCCCTAGGTTTAAGTTTGCATCAACAACCAATCCCAGCTCAGTGTAGAGTTCTGTGAAGTTGGCATTGACTTTTTGGAAGGCAGCTCGTAGGCTATCGCCTTTTTTATCGTTAGCTGTTGTGCCTACATTAATATTCTGTTTTGCCATTTATCGCTCCGTTATACCAATGCTGCTATTCTTGACTGGAAGTCACTGAAACTTGTGCTTGCCGCTGATATAGCTTGTAATTCTGTTATATTAATAACTCTACTGCCTTGTACTCGCAATCGCTGTGTAACATTTAAATCATTTTCAACAGTAACGTCGGTGTTGAATGTTGTTTGCACATCCACAGTCAATCCGCTGGAGTCGCTGGTGCTGATAGTGCTGTTGATAAATTCCAGTGTTGATGTGTAGAATAGTTCTTTGGTTGTAGTATCATAAACAACCGGCCTTGCTGAACTTGTAGTTGATCTAACAGGATTAACATAGAATCCAGCTGCTGCGCCGTTGAGTGCAACCCCGCTGGCATTAATAACAATGCTATTCGCAGACTGGCTGGTTTGGCCAGCAAGAGAACCAATTGCCACTGCAGATGCGCCTTGTGAAGTTGCACCAGCATTATAACCAATGGCTATAGCATCCGCACCTTGCCCGGTATAACCAGCTCCTGGCCCAACAGCAACAGCATATTGTCCTTGATTAATTTCTCCAGACTCTCGTCCAAATGCCACAGCGGCTGTGCCTTGATTGTTGTAACCCGCCAGCCATCCAACTGCGGTGGCATTATTGCCTTGAGTAATACTGCCAGCACTTGCACCAAGAGCAATTTTAGTTTCTTCTGTTCTTAAAGTTGTTGCAAATATTCCACCGTAGACTTTGTTTTCTACAGCGTCAATGATTTTAGTTGAATCATCTCCGAACACTGAACCTTTCAAATCAAACACTGGATTAACTGCAATTGTCAGCGTATCTGTTCCAACAGTCTTAGATAATGTAATACCCTGCCCACCGTTGATATTAAGTACGTCACTGACAGCGTCAGCTTGTAATCTGTTTATGGTGTCACCGTCAACTTGAATTTGTGTAAATGCATTAACAGCAGGAGCTGAGTTTGTGATAGTTACATCGCCTGTGGCAGCATCAGCGGATACGGTGATACCCACACCAGATGAAATACTAATCACGCCTGCGTTGGTAATTCTTAGATTGTCGCCGACTGACCCAGTAATGTTAATACCTGCACCTGTGGTTCTGCCTGAGGGCAATGCAGTTGTACTCTGTAGACTGCGAACACCGGCATTAGTCACTGTGGCCACTCCACTTGCTGTGGCAGTTGTAATACCAGTACCAGCTGATACACTTAGTATGCCTGTGTTTGAGAATGTAATCGAGTCAGCCCCTGAACTCACAGCAAGACCAACGCCTGCGCCTGGCAAGAAATTCACAGTGTCGCCGAATGTTGTTGCTACCACAGACAGATCATTATTAACCTGTATTTCTTTAAAGAATGTTTTGTCGGGATCTATGATTAAACTGGTACCAATGCCAGTAAGCGGATCTCCACCAACAGTGGAATTTTCTGGTAGATTAACAGTATATCCTACACCTTTAACTTGTGCATTACCAGCCCATAAACCATTTAACGGATTAGAAGTAGTGTGCTCTGAAGTAAACACTGATTGCCATCTGTGTGTGGTATCACCAAGACTGCGTAAATTATCTGTAGTAGGAGTTACATTGGTATCTAACGAAGTAAAGTCTATAGGAGTTAGACCACTGCCATTGCCAATGGTTGCTACAAGTATATCAAAATTTTCATTTACTTTAACAAACGCATCGTTAACTTCACTCCACAATATAGGAGGACGACCTGGAATTATATTTGTATTAAAAGGCATTATGTTCTCCCCACAGCTATTTCAATTGTGCCAATGTGATCACTGTCATAGTCTACCAGTGCTTTACCTACCACAGTTCCGACCTTGATATCTTTTCCACCTGCTACAGCAACGCCTGGAATCTTTGAAGTCACAAGCATTTCTCCTTTGCGTATTTTTCCTACTACCCGGCATGGCACACGACCTTGTAGGGCTACTAGGTTCTTGAGTCCTGGACACCCTTCGTACATGGCAAACGCAGCAGTATTAGAAACAACACCAGCCACACGGTTGTCGCCCTGTGTGTTAGTCACAGTGACTTCTTTGTCGCCGCCAAACACCAATACAGTCCCCACTTCGTACTCTTTGTCACCTTCGTAGTATTCTGCAAGGTCAGCGGAGTATGTGGCCTGTAGTCTTGATTCGTTTGGCGATGTGCCAGTTAATGTCCAACGACCTGTAATAGTTCCTGCTGTGGTATTGCCACCTGTGGTAATAGCTTGAACCTGTATAGAAGTCGCTGTTACTGTAGAGCAGGTTATAGGTGCATCAGATACACCGTTCTGCGTTTTGAATTCATGGAAGTTATTCCAGTATGCGGTTTTTCTATTAGCTGGAGTAGCCGAAGCAGTTTGTATTAATATACCACCAGCTGAATCAAAACCGTAATATCTAATGTATCCGTCTGTGGCTGTGGTACTAACAGTATCTATGGCCAAGTTAGCGTCTATCTTGATGTTTTGAACGTCTATGGTTCTTCCGCCAAAATCTCCACTGCCGTCTCTAACGATGACTTCGCCATTACCAGTACTTGAACTTGATCCAGAAGATCCCGCCACCATGACATAATTGGCATCCGACGCTGTCGCTGCACCTGTTCTACGCAAGAATCCTGCACTGCTGTACTGCGATTTCTTGATAGCCAAGCCTTCGTCGACCACAGTGGTAAATGCCACTGCGGCGGCATTAGCTGTGCTTATGCCACTGTTACCTATCAGTGTGTCAGGGGCCATCTGCTCAAGATCAGCTAACTGTACCGAGTTGGCCTTGAGTGTCACGTATCCGTTGGTAACTACGAAATCTGCACTGTTGAAACTGCTGAGTCCATTAGCTGCCTGTATCACGGCAGCTGTTCCTGTCGGTGCCGCTGACTGAGTAGCAGCGATAGTCATGTTCAACTTGCTCTGAGCAATAGCCGCGGCAGCATTCACTTCTGCATTGTTAACCACGCCCGCATTCAACTGCACGTCTACATTGTTCAGTGTAGAGTCTGTGCCTGTGCGTAGATCAAAAGTTAAATCACCAGTTACGCTGGCGTTGATCACAGTATTGCCAACACCTGTGAACACCATGAACTGACCGCCCTGCACATTGCCACCAGCCCAGTTTTGGAAATTACTTAAAGTAAAACTTCTAAGATTGAGAGCATCCTGCGGATCAGTTGCGTCTGTAACATTAGTGATCTTATTGTTGTTAAGATTCATTGATGCTTTCATGCCCAACTGCCCATCAAGGGCCATGTAACCGCCAGTGACAGTAGGTATTAATTGACCTACACCAACAACAGCACCGTCATGAGTTAATCCTAATCGACGTTCTAGATAGATACGAGTAGCATTTTCAGTTGGCACCGTGTCGATAGCATTATCTATGAAACCACTATCTGTAGAGAATTCACTGACAGGAACACCTCGTTTAAATCCAATACCATCGAGATTGCTCAGTGCAATGGAACTAGAGAATGTTACCTGACCCGTACCTTGGTCAACTCGGAAGTATGGGCCTACTGAGAAATTACCAAATTGGTCAGTGGTCACATAAAAACAGCGTCCCACGTCACGTTCTTGTACTTCGTTTGCCGGATTCAAAGGGTTAACACTGGCCCCATATATTTCTTTGGGATAGTTAGTATCGGCATACGATCCTGTACCAATTTCCAGTAGATCGTGTCCTGTAACCCGAGTCAGTGAAATACGTATGGTCAGTGTACCAAGACTACCACTGCTGCGTATAGGAACAGCTGATTTAATAGTGTATGCGCTGTCTAGATTGTTTATACCGTTAACCAACGGTCTATTAAGAATAACTCTACCAAACGGACCGTTGGTTACTGCTTCTGGTTGATACGTGTTTATGATGTATTCTTCACCCAGATACACAAATTTGCTGCCTTGTGTTCTTGATATTTCTGTCTGAGAAATAGCTACCACAGCAAATATAGTATCACCTGCACTTCCAGTGACCTTACCAACTTTTTGCACACCACTCTGTGTGCCAGTGGTCTCTACAGCATCACCACCTAGTTGAGCTGAGATTCTAAAACTGTTTACACCTAGACCAGCAGACAACACAAAGTATCTGTTCAACATGCTTACGCCTGTAGGCAAAGCACCAGTGGTTGTGAATTTAATCACATCGCCGGCCACAAATCCATGGCTGTTCAGAGTGACCTCAGCTGGGTTGGCTATACTGATAGTACAGGTAGTGCCAGTCGGAGTTGACGTTACAAATTCTCCGGGCTGGATCACGGTTATGTCTATGTAGTTGTAGTTTTCTCTAGTCTGAGTAAGCGTTAGTCCCGCGATGTTGTATCTATGAGTGCCACTACCTGCTGTGGTTATGCTCACTGCTGTACCGTTCAATTGTGTACCAACGCTGAACTCAGTTTCAGTGAGATTGTTGGGCAACACATAGTATATTTGTCCTGCTGTAAATGGAGCAGGCAGTGCGCCGCCATCTGATACACTGAAATTCACAGTGTAAGCTTCTAACAGTTTGTGTGATTTCGCAGCCTTGATAGTCAATCCACTGCCGTCGGCTAATGTAAATGTGCTTCCGCTAGGACTGGTGGATACTGTGAATGTATTATATGTAGGCTGTGTTCTTACATAATAAGTAGTGCCACTGACAAAATTATTAGCGGTGCTGGTAGGAATGATCCTGTCACCTATTCTCAGTTTGTGGTTACCACTGGTAGTACATACATTAGACGCAATAGTCGTAATGGTCACTAATACTTGGAAACGTGTCGGAGTAGCTGTGTTGAATAATACTTCGTAAGGCCCGTTTGAGTCAACATAAGAGTTGAATTCTAATACACGATATACTGTATCCAGCGTCTCACGTAATTTAAGACCAGTGGAAGGTCTTACTGCAACATTTTCTAATCCACCGGTAAGCAGTATAACACTCGACAGTCTCAGTGTCATTTTTGTTCCATCGGCAACTACAGCAAACAATCCTTCAGTGGCTGATCCTGTGCCTGTGGAGAGATTCAATCTTGCGACCCCTACAGGTAGATCAGTTGTAGTTACCGAAGTTACAGGATATCGATATATGCTGTTAGTTGTAGGATGCAATACTTCTAGCTCTGAACCACCTAATGGAGTATATTCATAATTGGTTACAAATATCAACAGGCCGCCGGCTACGTTGGCAAATGAACCGCTGGGGAAATAACAGTCTATACGTTGACTGAATTCTTCATATATAGTAGACGGCGTTGGAACCTCTAGTGGGTCTGCACCTTCTGCCACCAGAGCAAAGTTTCCATGTGCGTTAGAACCTGCTACTGAACGAATTTGTCCGCCTGTCACTGAGTAGTAGGCAATATGACAGTAGTAGGTAAACATTGAAACAGCTTCTGTAAGACCACCGTTGGCCACAACTATTCCGTAGCCTAGATCGTTGATCTGTGTGAAGTCGTTACACAACATACTTCTATTACCAGGCATCAACAGTTCGTATCTATTACCATTGAACTCCACAAATGCCACTGTTGAAGTCTGCAAAGTAGCTCGATTGGTTTGAATAATATTTCTTACAGCAATGTTGTTAGCAGTATATCCCACGAAACTGGGTTCTGTAATAGCAACCACTGCCTGTGCTGCTGTAAAATCAGCTGCACCGATGATTGAACTCATAGCAGTCATCAGGGTATTGATTGTGGCAGCTTCTGTAGCTGTCGCAGCAGTACCAGTAGATCGGCTCACTCCAGAATAACTGGTAGCAGGATTTAAATTTTGTACAACCTGACCTAATAGATAATTTAGATAGGTGTGCCATGCAGCAGTTTTAGCCTGTGAAAGACCGGAGTCAGTGATCACTGCTCCTGTGAGATTGTTATAGAATTTCAGTGCTCTTGTACGTGTGGCCACATTACCACCGTAGATAACATCATGTATCACAGCTTCTACAGCTTGTCGAGCCTGGAATTCAATTTCGCCTGCTATAAAAATATCAAGAGATGTAAATGGCGCAGTAGGAGTTGATATTTCATTAGCAATCCACCCCAGTATCTCAGCCACTGCGTAGTCTCTATTGTTCAATAGCAAATTGTATGCGCTGGTTACATCAACAGATACACTGGCAGGTAAAGTGAAGCTGAGTGTCGGGACAGCGGCTAATCCACGTGAAAGAACATCTGCTATCGATATGTTACTGAGATCCACAGTATCTTGAATGTCAGGATACGCAGTGATTAGATCATTAACTGTGTCATGCACAAACTCAATGGCTTCTATGGTAATAGCTCTTTGGCTCTGCAACACCACTCCGCTTTGGCTGAGCCTATATGTTATTCCGTTCTGGCGTGTCCAGTAGTTGGTATTCAGTACAATGTCTCGACCTAGTCCGTCTAGGATCAGCCCAGTGTCTCTGCTGCAAGCAGAAGAGTCGAATGTGAATACTGTAAATGGCCATGGTGTTGTTTCGTCTAAGATAAATGTAGCTGTACTGCCGTCTTTATCGTAGACAAAGTCTCTGACATAGTTAATTCTATATACACTGTCAAAAACAATAAACGATGCTGGAAGTTCTGGAAATCTATCAAGATCACTAACAGACAATCTTGTGGGAGTGACCACTGCATCTACGTTGAATTCAAGGTTGCCCGAAAAGCCGTCAGTGAACATACCACCTGCAAACACCTGACGATCTTGGCTGCGGCTGAACGAAGCACATTCTTGGAAGTAAGGTGATCTGGACAATATCTGACCTGTGGGATCTAATACTCCCATGAACCCGCCGTGTCCTATAGCTGATATAGCCTGCCAACGCACAGTGTCGTTGGCCAAGAACACATCCATTTCTTCGTTTTCTAAAGGATAGTTTACTGAACCAGATCCGTCTATAACATCTTTAAATGCATCAATCAACAGCACTATAACAGCATCTGAACCTACCTCTGCTTGGAATGCAGGATCGATTGTTTGGAAAAACAGAGTTTGTTTCAACCCTGTGATTGCAGTGTTATCTATAATGGCCTGTACTAGGGTATTGAACAGATCTATCACGGCCAGATACTGTGACAGCTGTGTGGTTATCACAAGTGTTCCAACATCGTTTTGATAATATTTCAGCGCATTAGAAATGGTTCTATTATATCCGCCACGGTCGAGATCGAAAGTTAAATCATCAACTAATTGTCCAATACTGCGTTTATAAAAATTCCTGTTGTATGTGAAAGTTGGACTGAACGGGGATACGCTATTGATTTTGTTGAAATCTATTCTTGCAACAATTTCTTCTTGAAGAAACGTTCTATTCAATCTTATTAAATCAGCAGCAGATTCGTATGCTCCTTTGTTTTGTATCTTGGGATAAACTGGTTCTGTGATATCTTGTAGATAATGATATCCGTACTCTACCTGTGCAAGAGTTAACTGATCAGGGACCACATTCTGCGGACCCCAATTACCAGTTGTGTCATTGTAGACCTGACGTATGGTATCCTGATTACCGATAGTTCTATCTCTGCGGAACTTTTGGAAAGCCCATGGACTGGCTGAGGTTCCTGGTCGAGGTCTAAATATCACTCGGCGGAATTCATCTCCTACCACGCTGACGTTAGGCGGAACTCTTAATGGATAGTTTTCATAGTATTCGCCGCTTTCTACTAATATACTAATCTGTATATTTCTTGCGATGTCACCGTAGGTTATGCTTTCACCGATTTGAAACGTGCCGTAGATGATATCCACATCGAATATCTCATTTCCACCGCTATCTAATGCACCAGAATGGTCGAGGATCTGTGCCAATGCTCCACTGGTCTTACCGCGTAGGAACAGTCCTTCTCTGATGTCTCGTCCTCTAATAGCTTCTGGAGTTGATGTTGAAACATCACCGGTAAAGTCTGTGCGCAGACCATTAGTGAATATCAAGAATCTAGGAAGATCAACTATAAAGGTAGGTAAGCTGACGAAGCCCGCTCCTTTATCTGTGATAGTCACACTGGTGATAACACCTGCGGTAACAACTGCTGTACCAAATGCTCCTGTGCCACCACCACCGGTTATTCTCACAGACACCAAACTGTATCCTGTGCCTCCGTTAGATATAGAAACTGAACCGACCTTGTAGGTAAGATTGAATGTAGCACCAGCACCGATCGCACCAATACCTACTGGTGCAGCACTGGTGCTGATTGTGGTCGACACAGCGGTTGCACCGGGCAGTGCAGAATACACCCCAGTTGATATAATTCTAAATGTTACAATAGCTCCAGGAGTAGTTAGTGTTGATAATACTTCAATAAAACAAGCACTACCGCCCGATGCTACTGTACCGCCTGCAATTTGTAATATATCTCCAGCATAATAGTTTGTGCCAACACTGACCAACGTTGCGGTGTCTACGCTCATCCGCACAGTTCCTGCAAATCCTGTACCTGATATAGGAGAGGTATCCACAGCAGCCAGTGAGCATTCTGATACACCATTATTAAACGTTAGGGTCTTTTCATAAGGACCGATAATTGGTCGTGAATCTAACACTAATTCTTCAGCACGTTTCAGCGCCGCTTCAAGTGTGCGATAGGCATAGGCCAACGCTCTACCTTGTAGAGCTGGTGACACACCAGGACGATCATCCTCACCACTTAGTGCTACATAAAGATTCACACTGCTGCCGAACGCTGAACTGTCTACGTATTGTTTTGTGGCTGCAATCAAGCCTCCGTACAACTCGTCATCATCTGGTTCTGGACTTCTTGATAAGATCAACGGTCCGCTCATGCGTCCGAAACTAACGTCTACTGTTCCTGTGGCAGGATCAATAGCATTAACCCCCGCTCTGGAAATTTTAGAATCGGCATAGTTTTTGTTGACTAATTCTGTTGAAAATATAGGTTCCAGCGGAGTAATTGCAGTTCCAGCATCAAATATACGATATTGATTTCCCCCGGAACGCATTGATAAGTCACCACCTAATTGGGGAGTAGTGTCTGCTACAATTTCAGCAAAGTCTGCGTTGATAGATATTTCGTTGGGGTTAGTGGTAAAATCAATACTGATACCAGAACCAGCGATAAGTTTTTTAAATGCCAGCCCTGACTCAGTGTTGTTCACAGTGACTACTGGGGTATTTCCAGTAGCTGGATCATTTTGCCCTACATAGGTAGCTGGGGCGTCTTCAAGCCCGGTGAATTTTAATCTTTCGCCGAGCCCTAGTGAGCTGTAAAGTTCTCTAAAGTTGTCATTGACTTTACGGAATGAATCTCTTATACTGTCTCCGGTGCCGTCATTACCGACAACACCAATATCAATAGTCTTTCTTGCCATGGTTGGAATCCTAGATTGAGCAAATGCTCTAATATTTAGCCCAAAGTTTTATAAGCCGGATGTAAATACTAGATGTTTCTCACAATCAAAACTCAACAAAATCAATACTCTAGACTCAGTAAATGCGGGGTTGAACATTTATATAAGAGAAAAAAGACTATAGCAGTGCTGAGATGTGATGCTTGTGATTCGGTGTTTGAAAGAGATCTCAAACACATGGATAAGAAACGACTCAGCAACAATTTTTTTCATTGTTGCGGGGATTGTGATGCCAAAAGGTTTGCTCAAAGAACAGGAGTAGAGCAGAAGCAGATATGGAATATGCCTGCCAGTGTGGACTTACCTGTGTCTAAATTCTAAATGATTCACCACAGCCACAGCGATCGCGTTCATTCGGATTGACGAAATCGAATCCTTCGTTGAGTCCATTGCGAACCCAATCCATTGTTAAGCCATTAAGATATGCCAAACTTTTGGCATCTACTAATACCACAAAGTCTTTTTGAGCAAAATTAGTAACTCCCTCTTCGGTGGTGTACTCGTCAACGTATTCTATAGTATAGGCTAATCCGCTGCATCCTGTAGTTTTTACACCCAATCGAATGCCCACACCTTTACCGCGTCGCTCTAAATTTTGCTTAACTTTCTTAGCTGCTGTGTCGGTTACGATAATCATTTACGGCTGCGGTGATAGCATCTTCTGCTAGAATTGAACAATGTATCTTAACTGGGGGTAGGGCTAACTCTTCGGCGATTTTGGAGTTTTTGATTGTTCCTGCTTCGTCGAGGGTTTTTCCTTTGAGCCACTCTGTAACGAGGCTCGAGCTCGCGATAGCCGATCCGCAGCCATACGTTTTAAATTTTGCATCTGTAATAATACCTGTATCATCGTCTACCTTTATCTGTAGTTTCATTACATCACCACACGCTGGAGCACCTACCATACCTGTGCCTACTGTTGGGTCATCTTTAGCAAACGACCCTACATTGCGTGGATTTTCGTAATGGTCAATTACTTTGTCCGAGTACGCCATTTATTATCCTCCAATCGATTATCTTCCATGCGTTGGATAGATAGCTTTTTTTATCTGCCTGATAGTCCAACGCCCAAGCGTGTTCCCACCAATCTATCAATAGTACAATATCGTTCCTAACTTCGTGATTAACAATGGTTTTAATTTCACCGTCTTTAGCCAAATACACCCATCCGCTGCCCTGTATCTTCATAGCTTGCTTTTCAAACTCACTTTTGAATAGATCAAAAGTTTTGAAATGTTTTTCTATAAACTGTAAAATAGCATCATAGGGTCTATTAGAACCTTCGGGTGATTTTAATTGACCAAAGTAGATATTATGTAAAAAAGCCCCAGCTTCGTTGAAATCATCATCACCTTCTCCTTTGTTATATCGATCAACATAGGCTTTGTAGAGTGTTCCGTAGTGATAATCTATAGTCGCTTTGCTTTTTACTGGCGCAAGCTCATCATCGGCATAGGGCAGAGTCAGCTGGATTAGTTTGTCCTTGCGACCTTCAACTATGAATTTTTGTATAAAATTGTATGCCATGCTTGTATTTACCGCTAAATAACCTACAAGGAGATTTTTAATATGCTAGGATTATTGAAAAAAATGTTCGGAGTCAAGCCAGCTGAAGTAGCCCCGGCAGTAGAATCAGCACCTTACAAGGTACCTGAGCCAGCCGCCGTTACACCAATTCCATTGGTAGTTGAAACTACACCAGCAGCAGAAGTCACTGCCCAAAACAAAGCAGTAGCGGTAGCTAAGGCTAAGCAGGCACCTGCCAAGAAAGCACCAGTTAAGAAAGCACCAGTTAAGAAAGCACCAGCGCCAAAGGCTCCTCGCAAGCCAAAACCTGTTTAACAGTTTTGTCTTGATCGTGTAGAGCAAATGAGGCCAAGTTTTTGGCCTTGCTTTCGCACATGATGTCGAAATGGTCTCTAAAGCTCAGTGCCCATTCATTCACTGCTGTATTCCAGTAGAAGTTTGAATGAGCTCTGAGTTTTGCTTTCTTATGTCCGGATTCTAAGAGGGTCGAAAGATCGGGACGGATGTGTCCGGGATGAGCATCAAGGCAGTCTTCCCGTGATACACTATAATGTAACACAGGGCGCACACCACGCCAACTATCAATAATCCGCTTAACACGGTCGTCATTCGGGTCAATATATTCTCCAGTTTTAATCCAGTGATGATGAATGTCTAAGACCAATGCACAGTCTTTGACCAATTCGATGCTGTGTTCAATACCCCATGTCATCTCATCGTTTTCGATAGTAAGACAGTTTCGCGCCTCTGGGCTCATCCGTGCCAAAGCACTACGGATACCGGATGGGCCTTGTCGGCCAGCGATATGCACATTGATCTTAAAGTCTTGAAACGTTTTACCATATCCCATCCAGCGAGCCATGTCCACATGATATTCAAACTCCTCTACGCTACGATCAACAATATCGGGATTATCACTTGCAAGAACAGTGAACTGGCCAGGATGAAAACTAAGACGAACGTTACGATCTCTAGCAATACGCCCCACCTCGGCAAAATGTGTTTCGGCATATTTGACCACATCAGCTTGACGCCAAAACCAGCTGTAATTGCGCTCAGTGTATACAGGCAGAATATCGCTGCCGAGACGTACCATACGAAGTTCGTCATCTAGATCACCCACTTTCTCTACAAGTTTACGAATTGATTCAATATTCTGGACCATTAGATCCCACAGCTTCTGTTCTGCTACTTTGGGTTCTTGGCGCTTCAACCATGCTACTGTGGTACTGCCAGTGTTGTACTGTTTGCAGTTGTCTTTTTGTTTGACACCGTTGATCTGACTAGGACCGTCAATCCATTTGCAGGCAAAGCCTATGCGTTTAATCATTAGATAATCCCGAAATAAGAAGTTCACGTTCTGTCATATAAGCCACAGGTTGAATCCATCCTCGATCGATACATTCAGATAAAATCAATCCGTACTCACGTGGGCATTGTTTTGAAATTTCAAATCCTGCTCTACCACAGGTTACAAATTTGTCAACGATACGAAAACGGGGATCGTCTCGTTTGATTGTGCGAATTTGACTCTGATGTGTAGTAATTTTCATACTACAAGTATAACATCATTACCGCCAGTTGTCAACTACAAATCTATCCTGAACATCCTGCGGATTTGGTTCACCGTGAAATACCGCAATACTACAATTCGAGGGAGGGCTAACATCGTGTCTTACCGTTTTGAACTGCCTTCTGCCGTTAGCCATAGTGAGCTCGTCTCTGCTTCGAATCTCCCATTTGTAACTCATAATCCAATCTCTAGGCCAAAACGTCATTCTATCTTTAGCTATTTTCCAAATCCAATCTTGATCTCCTTGCAGCCGTTGAGCTTCTGATGGGTTGAGTTTGAACTGATTAAAGATATGGCTTTGAGTTCCGTGAGTCCATGCTAACACTGAGCTGTTGAGATAGTTCCAACTGGGGAAAAATTTTCTGTTGAAATCGTGAATACCTATAAAGCTGTTGGGATGATATCCTGTGAGCTTGTTCATATTGGCATGAATGACCACATCGAGATCGAGATAGAGTATTCTTCCTCTGAGAGGTAAGGCAGAATCAAACATGTGAACCTTGTGCCACCATCCTCTGGCATAGTTGGCATTGGGTTGATATATCTTGCGTACTCCGGCGATATCATGTTGATCGTCAGTGAGGCAGGCAAATTCATAAGGAACTGTGAGATGCCTTGCAACCATATTACGCAGACGCTCTACATATTCACGGCCGTACTTGTTGCCGAATCTCACGCAGAGAACTGTAATTTTTGTGTTAGGATCATGATCGGCGGGTGGCGATTCACCGATTACTGCAGACGGCATGGGATACCCATTTGCTTTATAAAACCGTCTTTGTTCTTTAGACCAACCAGCTCTATCTTCTTTTGACAATTTCATCTATGGCTACCAGGTCTTTTAAAATATCGCTGAGGTCGTCTAGCTTGATCATGTTGGGTCCATCGCTAGGAGCGCGATCTGGATCTTCGTGACATTCCATAAACAGTGTAGACACACATCCTGTGGCTACAGCAGCTCTCGCCAAGTACGGGACCATGGTCCTATCTCCTCCAGATCTTTCTCCCATTCCCCCAGGCTGTTGAACAGAATGAGTGGCATCAAAGACCACTGGATAGCCAGTGCTTGCCATAATAGGTAGACTGCGCATGTCAACCACAAGATTATTGTATCCATGAGTGTATCCTCTTTCGCATAGCATAATGCGTTCATTGCCAGTTGACGCAATTTTTGCAGCAACGTTTTTCATATCGTGGGGAGCAAGGAACTGTCCCTTCTTGACATTGATTGCACAGCCAGTTTCTCCAGCTGCTAACAATAGATCAGTTTGTCTACATAAGAACGCAGGTATTTGTAATATATCAATACCTGCATCAGCACATTCTCGTGCTTGATAACTTTCGTGAATATCTGTTAAAACAGGCACTCCAAAAGTGTGCTTGATGGTATTGAGAATCTGTAATCCTTCTTCAATGCCAACACCTCGTTTAGTGCTAATACTAGAACGATTAGCTTTGTCAAAACTACTTTTGTAGATTAGAGGAATGCCCAGCAATGCTGTGATAGCAATAAGTCTGGCACAGGTGTCTTCTGCATGGGCCTGACTTTCTATTTGACACGGACCAGCAATAAGAACAAACGGTAAGTTATTACTGATAGTAAGTTGGTTGATATTAAATGTACGCATATTATTATTTACCAATGTCTAATGACACCAGCGATAATAAACAGGTTTGTAATAATATAGGTCAGTATGATAACTGTACGAACAAGTGCTACTGAATCAGCTTCTCGATCAGTAGCACCTGATTTTTCACCTAGTGCTTTAGCCCATAAACGCCAAAGCCTTTTCATTAGGCCTCATAAATTGCCGAGTTGCCAGCGTGTTCAAATACTTCAGCACTGCGAAGGTTGACACCTTGACCAACAGGATAACGTGCTTCAAACACACGACCGTCTGGATGTGTCCAACCTCGACCTTCTTTGTATGCTTCTAGGATTTCGTTCATAGTTCGATAAGCCAACTCAGCAAACTTTTCGCAACCTACTGCTTCTACAATACGTAGATCCAGTACACCGCCTTCTGCTTGCTTGCCTAACTTAGCCAGTTCTTTGAACTTTTCTAGATGAGGATCATCACTGCCCATTACAGTAGTATGATCAAACTGCCACTCTGACCACTCTTTAAACGCTTTGAGGCCGCCGAAATCCATGACCCAATTGCGGTCGTCTAAGGTTTCTGATTCGAAAATTAATTTGATACCGATTGAGTATCCGTGTAGTAATGAGCAGTGACTATGTGTACTTCTCCACTGTCTAAAACAGCATGAAAGTCCGCGGTCGTTGCCGTAAGTTTTTGTTGAAAGATATTTTGCCATCTCTAGTCTCCTTTATATAGGTAGCAAGTTTGATGACTGCAGAGTGTTTAGAGAGGGATGATGCCATAGAGTCCTCTTTGTGTGTGTATTGTAATATTATATTACATTTCTATTTATAATGCAATGAATTCCACATTATTTTTTCTCCATTCTGATGGCATTGTCCACCCCTGTCTATTATAGATCACAAACGTGGTATCGGGATAATGTGTGAATACTGATGCAATCTGATAAACCCAATAGCTGGGATCCACTGCCTGCGATCCAGCTCTGGCATAATTCACAGTGCCTTTGTAGATGTTGTTCACCGCATGATCAATTGGATACAGATCAAAACCAATCATAGTGACTTCTTGATGACCTAATGCAGCCGCCAATAACACAGCGTATCCACCACTGCCCCAATGTTCAGCTTGGTTGACTTTTGCTTCGCCTGTAGTTGGTACCTCGGGTAACAGATTGATGTTTTTGTTTTTTCTTATTTTTCTAAAGTAGTGATGCCAATGATCACGTACATAGATTTCTGTGTCTTTGGTATTGGGATTATTTACAGCTTCTTCTGCCATTCTACGATCACAACAGATCAAATGATCGACATTGAGATCTCTGTGTATGGCATTGCAGCCTATGAGTATATGTTGAGTGTATGTACTAACATCAACATGACGTCTACTTTCGCCATTGCCGATTACCAATGCTTGTGGCATTATTCAATTCTGCCGAATCCGTTCCATATGCCAGGACTGCCTGATTTGGTACATACCCAACCCACAAATTTTCCAGGGGTCGGATAATTGTTCCATACTACATCACCTTCGTTGAACCCGCCACTGACAGGCGGTTCGTTGCCTCCAAGGTGCAGTTTGTCATTGAACTTTAATGCTCCGTTAACATGCAGACTGCTGCGTGGATCAGCACTGCTGACATTGATAGCTAGAGAACCTATGATAGCAACTTTAGTATCCCCTGTCGCAGGGTTTCCTATAACTACGTTGCCACCGGCCTTGATAGAAATCCGTGCAGTGTGGTCAGTGCCGATGTCTAAATCTGTGTAATTGTAAGTGCCAATCATAGCAGTGTTTGGCGATGATGCACCTATAACAATGTCTACATTTTGATCTATAATGTTAACAGCGGCTTTGGGTTGATCTGTGCCTAACCCTAGGCGATCAGTGTTGGAGTCATAGATCAAATACTGATTTACACTAAACCCACCGTCTACTATCAATCCTTTGAGATGTCCAACTTCTCGGAGACTGCTTTTTGTTACGGTAGCTCCTAGTTCTTTTTCGTCTAGTATTTTGATGTTATTGATAGATAGGTTTTTATTTTTTGCTAAATCGATACTTTCGGAAACAAAAAATCTATCAGGGTCAGTGTTAAACAAAAATTGTTTATTATGTCCTTGCCCACTCCACAGTATGCCTTTGCCATTGATATCACCTTTGATAACTATGTAAGGAAATTCAGCAGAGTTGATGTCTTGACCTTCCTGAAGTACTTCTTGCAACAAGGTTGTTAGGGCATTTAATTTTTCTTGACTTGCCATATTATGAATTTCCAATTTTACCAAACGGAGACCACAGACCGGGTGCTCCGGTTTGAATACAAACCCAACCCACGTAGGAGTTCATTCTTGGTTGTATGTTCCATATGATGTCGCCTTCGTTGTACGATCCAGATGTGGGATACGTACTGTCATATTTTTGCAGTCTGTTGTTGAATCTCACCGCACCGTTGACATGAAGATCAACTTCTGGATCTGGAGTTGATACTCGCACTGACAGTTTCCCATGCACACTGACCTGAACTGGTGCAATTGTCGGATTGCCTAGTGTTATGTTGCCGCTAGATGAAATAATTATTCTTGCAGTATTGTCTGTGCCTAATTCTAAATTATTGCTGGCATATGTGCCAATAAATGCTTTTACAGTATCCTTGGCGCCTAACACTAATTCTACACCATCGTCTACAATGCTCAGAGCGGCATTGGGGTTTTCTGTGCCTAATCCTAATCGACTGGTGTTAGCATCAAACACCATGTACTGGCCAACATTAAACCCACCGTCTACTATCAAACCCTTTAGACGTCCAACTTCTCTAAGATTACTTTTAGTTATAGTAGGACCTAACTCTAACTCATCTATTATTTTAATGTTGTTGACAGAAATCGATTTACCACGTGCTAGATCAATGTGTTCTGATATAAAAAACCTGTCAGGGTTTGAATTGAATATCAGCTGTTTGGTGTTACCTTGTCCAGCCCACAGCAGTCCTTTGCCATCTAAGGTATCTCCTGAAAACGTGATAGGCACATCTTTTTCAAACTTGATGTCAGCACGTATCTCATCAACTTCTAGAATCTTGGTTTTTAACGTGCCTGCGACTGTGAGATTATCTATGTTTTCTACAAATAGATTCTTAACAGTTACACCGTCGTTGCTTACAGTAAGCTGAGTTTTTACAGCGGTATCTGTGATACCAGTGCTGGCAAAGTTTTGTATTTTGCCTCCGGAAATGTGATCTCCTGAAAGGGATCGAAACGGCATTTTCCTTGCGATTTCTTTGACATCTGGGGCAGCGGTTTGTGCGATTGCGTTGATCTCATCGCCTAGTGCGGCTAATAAATTATTGACATTGCTCATAGTAATGTATTTATCCGCCAACGAAAAAGCGGACCGAAGCCCGCTTTTTACTGAGAATTTACTTTGTTATTGTACTTTGAGTAGCACAGTATCCTCGTTGATCCTGCCGTTGAGTTTGATATCCACAGCTTTGATATCGTCTAAGAACTTGCGTAACTGCACTTTGCCAGCTGCTTTGAACTCTTTAAGCTGCTCTTCTGGCTTGCGCAGGGTTTTCTGAACACTTTTCATTGGATCAGATCCAGTAATTGTGGTGCCTTTAACTCCGAGATCGTTGAATTCCGCAGCCACATACTTGCCCAATTTACGTGTCTTAACATTGTAGATCCACAGTTCTTTAGCACCGATGATGTCCTGCGGATTAATAGAAACTAATTTAAGTGTCTCGTCCTGTTTGAGATACTTCATCTTGGCCACAACCTTGGCTTTATCAGTAGGCTTCTTGGCACGAGGCTTTTTATTGACCTTGGCTTCTTGAGCCAGCATATCGCAGGCTGAAAGGATTTCGCTGTAGAACAGCGTGATCTTTTTCAAGTTGGCCTTGCTCAAATGAGAATACCCTTCTTTTAACTGTTCGTCTTTGGTAGTGGCTGCTTCTACCAATTCTTCATAGTTACGGGTGTACAAGTCTTTAATAATACGAGCGTGAGCAGCTTTGGCTTGACGACCACGCAGAAGATTTAACAGTTTAAATGCTTTTGGATCAAATGCATCTGGATCTGTTTGGAATGACTCAATGGCATCTTCGATCTCTTCAGTCATGCCCAATGCAACTTCACGAAGTCTCTCTTGAATAGACGGAGTGTAAACTGCTGGCTTGATTTCTACTGCGCCTTCTTCGGACTCAGTCTCATCATGTTTGCCTTCTTCGATAATTTTAGCAATAGATTTACTCAACCATTCTGCGGTGTTGCGACCTTCGTTGAAGTCTGCACGAATTGCCGGCATACCACGCAACAGATTAGCAGCAATAGCACCTACGGTTGTGCCACAGCGATTGTCTTTGGTATCTTTAAACGCTTTAATAACATCTTTTGGATAGTTCTGGCTGCTCATCCAATTAATAACTTTGGGTTTGAGTTCTTTGCCGCTGGTTTCCAAACGATAATAACTCATGGCCATCCGGAAGTGTCGACTAAATTCATCAGCAGTCATGGTCTCGTGATCGTCCCATTTTGGACTTAGATCACGCCCTTTGTTTTGGCGGATCGCAATAGATGCTTTTTTTAGTTTGGTTACCATTTAGTCACTCCTGTTGTTAAACAATACATATATTATAGCACCAAACGGCGAGGTTGTCAACCATGATTAAATCGTTTGATTTCATGTAGGTCACCGTTTTCATCTTCTTGATAAACCACAGCTTCCATAACACCCAATCCGAGATTAGCTTCTGCTATCTCCAACGCTTCTTTTCTACTGCTGGTGGTTTCTACCAATTCTTCGTGACCGGCTTCATCCACCGCCCAAACTTCGTATAGTTCAAAGTTCATGATACTAACACAATCTCCTTAAGTAAATTTTTCCCAATCTCCACCAGGCACTATTGCCCAGCCAAGACGTTGGAGATCATTCCGGATCTCGTCGGTTACTAACCCTTCAGGAACATACTTAGTACGAGCTTGCCACTCTTCATATGTTTCACTATCCTTGTCATACCCACTAAGCCCGCCCATTCCTGAGCAGTACCAATCAATATAGTCGCCTTGTTCACGCATGTCTGCAACGATGCCCCCGGCACTGCGCCAGGAAGCTGACCAATAGTCTTTGTCTGGATCTTGTCTAAGGATAGGAATAACTTCTAATTTGATGAAGTCGTTATTGCACATTGCCGCATACATGTTTTGAGCGTATGATTCTTCAGCACGAACTTTGTCTAGAATCCAATCAGTGGTCAGTAGATCGTATTCCATATTGTTTATACGGCGTTGCGGGTCATCAAACTTATGCTTGTGTTCGTCCAGAATCTTATCAAACAGGTCGAGATAATCGTCGTTGATGGGTTCGTTTTTTTCTGTCTGACGGTTAACATATCCTTCTTTTTGGAAGGAATGTCGTTGGGGACTTTTTGATACTTTGGTCATACACAGTCTTGTTCAGATGCTGCCTTAACGGCTGCGCTATTCTCTTTTGGTTGTTTGAATGCACTAACATCTTTGATTGCTTTCTTCAGTGTTTCTGCATAATTAAGAGCCTGTTGCTCAGTCATAATGATGTTAGCTTCGTACTCAACATATCCTTTGGTCAGCAATCGCCAAATGGTCTGCCAACGATTGAGACTCCACCATTGAGACTTTTGTGTGGTATAGGTAGTAACAGTCACACGATGATCATCAGCTTCGACCCAAACATTGTGATCGTGATTGGCATCTTGACATTCACAAGTGACTTGATAGGTGATGGCATCTCCCCAACTATTACGTTTGAGGATTCCTTGTGCAGGAGTCTGAGGTGTAAGTTCAGTTGAAGGTTTTGACATCGTTTCTTCTTTCATATATGCTTTTTACCATTCGTTGATAATCTTCTTCTGCTAACACAGTTTTATACATGCTGAGAGCTTGTGTGATCATAATACCCGCTATCTCAATATCTTTATATTCTTCTAACATGATTCCGGTGAACTGCAGATACTTAGCATAGAGATCTTCAATACTGTGAGAATTGTTATCTGGTATGCTCATGTTATGTCCACAGGCTTTCGCGAATCTTGATAAGGCGAATCATCATTTCTTCATCTTCCTTTTCATAGGCTTTTTCAATTTTACTAAGCAGCTTATGAGCCTTGTTGCTGGCTTTACGGTCTTCGGGATCTTTTGAATTTAGACTAGAGAAGAAACTGCCAGGATACTTGACACGCATAGCATCACAGTGAGCTGACCATCCACTTGCTTCCATAGGGTCTGGACGATTGCGATAGGTAACAGTCCACCAGGTGTAAAGCTCGATGATTTCTTTAGCGGCTTTGGCTTGATATGTGGGTTCAGCTAGATGCTTTTCACCTTCTTCTAAAAACTCAGCGTTAGTCAATGTTTCAGCCCAACGCAGGTATTCCATACCTGCTTCTGGACAGCGCCAAGCTCTCCAACGCAGCCAGCCCTTGCGCCACCACGGAGTTTCAAATTTAGTCTTAGCATCATCACTCCAAATGCAGTGATGCCATGCTTGTTCTATTTCAACAAAATCCACAAGCTCGTTGAAAAGACAAGGAAGAAAGCGATTGCCCACATCACGCCAAGTGCCCGGTTTAATATCTCGGGGATGGGCAGTAAGGGCATGACTGCGAGTAACCCAGCGATTATTAATATAATAGCGAACGTCATTTAGTTTATCTGGTATGTAATAGACAAATTTTTGGAGATGATCGAGGCCTTCTTCAGCGACCCAATAACGGACAGGATGCGCTTTAGCTGAACTGGCATACCAAGCATCCCATTCTTCACTGGTGCCACACTTGAGTTTTGGCGAACCACGAAGCCAATCTGCAAATTTTGAACATGTCCAATAATGACTACGCATTTTTATTCCTTAAGATTATTCTGCCGAACAAGTTAATTATACTATCTTTTAGAAAACCTGTCAATATGTTTGTTTTTTGAACGATTCCAAATCTTCAGGTGTATTAATTTCAGCAGCCACTCCAGCATCGGTGATGCCTATGGTGTATCCATTTTGTATCCAACGCAGTTGTTCAAGGCTTTCTATTGACTCTTCTGGATAAACAGTTAAACTTCTATAGCATTTCAATGCAGGGGTTCGATAGGCATAGATTCCATAATGCCAATCTCCATACTTCAGCGGCGCACGACAGAACCAATGTGCTTCTCCGTTGCTGGAAATTACCTTAACAGTGTTTGGATCGTGTTGCTGGTCCGGCTGCATTGGGTGTTTAAGTGTAGCAACATCGTGCATGTCTAACAATGCCGGTAGTTTGAGAACATCTTCTACAGGAACAACAACCATATCACCCTGAACATTGATGATGCAATCATAGTGCGGCATCTGTTTATATGCTTCTGCAATACGAGCAGTTCCATTTTCACAGTCGTAGGCAAAGATCGCATTGTCTACCTGATCGGCGATTTCTTTGCTGTCTGTGGCCACATAGACATCAAATCCTGTTTTCAAACATTGTTCGTATACTCTGCGTATTAGAGTCTGACCTCCAACATCGCACAGCATCTTGTTTGGAAACCGTGAACTATCTAGTCTTGCTGGAATGACAACAGCAGTTTTCATATTTTTCTTTGATACCCTGCAAGGTTCAGCATGATCGAATATTGCTCGTAGGCCTTTTGCACAGCAGCGTTGGTATGCC